ATGCAGTTCCTATAGCATATAGGAAGTGCTAATGCCGCATTTATCGCGTTTTACAATTATATAATTTCAGCATTGTCGCTTATATGTCGCACATATGTCTATTATGTGTCGCTATAAGTGATTTTTTTTATGCAAAAATGTAACTAGAAAGAGAGGTAGTGCAAATGTTTTCTGATGAAGTAAGAGAAAAAATCTTGAGTAAAGAAGAATTACAGAAACTTGACTTAGTGACATTATCTCTTGTTATCCACGCAATCGAGGAAGTTTTAGAGGAGGCAGACAATGAACAATCCTTATCAGCAACCGATTATGAGTAATTATGTACCTCAATATGGAGCATATCAATATAATCCTATGGCAAATATCCAGAGATTTCAGCCGCAGGAGCAGATGCAGCAATCACAAGTTCAGCAAACTATTCCACAGCAGATAATAGGTATTAACGGCAGAGTTGTGCAAGCAGTTGAAAATATAAACGCTAACGAGGTCCCTATGGATGGCTCAATGGCTTTTTTTCCTAAGCAGGATATGTCGGAGATTTATGTTAAGGGCTGGAATGCTGACGGAACAATTAGAACGATTGTGTATAAGCCTTATACAGCCCCTAAAGATAATCAGACAGTAAATTCTATGCCTGATGCAGAAAATGCTAAATTTACCCTATCAGATGAAAGCACACAGCTATTTCTGAATAAGTTTAAGGAATTGTCAGAGAAAATAGGGCAGTTGGAAGATAGATTTGATAAATCTTTAGGAACGCAAAGAAAAACTTCAAGAACTCAAAGTAAAGGCGGTGATGAAGAATGAACCCAATTAACATTTTTCAGATGATGAAAGCTGGTCCGCAACAGTTCATACAACAGATAATGGGAAATAATCAGATGATGAATAATCCTATGATGAAAAACACAATGCAAATGGCACAGCAAGGTAATATGCAAGGAATAGAGCAGATGGCTAGAAATTTATGCAAAGAAAAGGGGTTAAATGCAGATGATGTATTTAATCAGATAAAAAGTAGATTTGGTAATTAGTAGCATATTAGATGTCTTTGCAAATTACCTGGGTGACATCTTTATGAATATATTTTTAGGAGGTAACAATATGTTTTCAAACTCAAATTGTGCCAGCATACCTTTAGTTGCTAATATTGACAGCAACGGCAATAACGGCGGATGGGCTGACGGAGGATGGCTTTGGATAATCGTTGTATTCGCATTACTCTTTGGATGGGGCAATGGTGGATTTGGTGGCTTTGGCGGTAACAATGGCGGTGGCTATGTTGCGACAGCGGCTACACAGGCTGATATTCAGAGAGGATTTGACAATTCAGCAGTTATCAGCAAGTTAGATGGCATTTCCAACGGACTTTGTGATGGCTTCTACGCTATGAATAATAGTATGCTCACAGGTTTCAATGGCATTAACACAAATATCATGCAGACAGGCTATGGCATACAGCAGGCTATCAATGCTGATACTGTTGCTAATATGCAGAATACAAATGCATTACAGGCGCAGCTCGCTAACTGCTGCTGTGAGACAAGAGAAGCTATTCAAGGCGTAAACTACAACATGGCAACTAACACTTGTGCTTTACAGAACACAATGTGCAACAACACAAGAGATATTATCGACAGCCAGCAGGCAGGAACGAGAGCTATCCTTGATTTCTTAACAAATGATAAGATAGCAACACTTACAGCAGAGAACAACGATTTACGCAGAGCCGCATCACAGGATAGACAGAACGCACTTCTTACAACTCAGATGGCAGCTCAGACACAGCAGATTATCAACTCTGTAAATCCTACGGCTATTCCAGCTTATGTTGTGCCTAATCCTAATGCTTATGCTTATGGATGTGGTTGCAATACAGGATGTGGCTGCTAAAACTGAATAATTGAGTATCTTAATTGAGTTTAACTCGATTATGTCTGCTAAGCAGTATTACTTATAAACCCAAGGGCAGACTATAATGTTTGCCCTTATTTTGTGAAAGAGAGGTAAAAATAATGGAAATAACAGGAATTGCATTACAAACAGTTGCCGCCGGAGAAGATGTGGCATTTACAGAGACAGCCGTAAACGGAACAAAATGCATTGTACACAGGACCGGAAGCGGAATTATCAAGCTAAGAGGTATCACTAATCAGTGCAAAGCACGATTTTTAGTATCGTATTCCGGCAACATTCAAATACCTACAGGCGGTACGGTTGAAGCCATCTCGCTTGCCATTGCAGTAGACGGAGAGCCTTTGCAGTCAACACGAATGATTGTAACACCAGCCGCAGTTGAAAATTTCTTTAATGTATCAGCACAGGCATATATTGATGTACCTTGTGGCTGTTGCAGTACAGTAGCGGTGCAAAATACATCTACACAGGCTATTGAAGTACAGAATAGTAACTTAATCGCAGTAAGGGAGGCTTGATGATATGCACAAATGGGCTAAACAGATTATGGAATGTGTCAAGGCTAAAGTTGAAGCAATCGGATTAGACAGCTTTGAGGGACAGAACCTTGACGATTTAAAGGATTTTACAGAAATAGCGAAGAACATAGCTTGCTTTGACAAAGATTATAGAATTGTTGAAGCTATGGAAAAGTCAGAAGATAACGAAGATATTATGCGTATGCTTGAACAGTACGAAGATTATCCAGACAGGAGATTTTACGACCCCTACCGCTATGCAAATGGCAGGTTCGCCCCTAAAGACAAGGGAACATACCGCAGAGGATATGAAGAGCCACCTTATATGCACATGTACCCAGAAGCAGAGCATATGAGGGATATGGATAGGGATTATGGCAAGATGTACTATACAGAACCAATGTCTGAAAGTAATTACGACAGAGCAAAGAGAAACTACACAGAAACTAAGGAAATGCACAAGAACAACACGCCGGAAGATAAGGAACACAAGATGAAGTCACTTGACAGCTATACTAAGGAACTTGCAAGCGATATTACAGGTATGGTGGCTGATATGTCAGCAGAAGAGAAGAACTTACTTAGAACAAAGTTAAGTACTCTTGTATCTAAGATATGATTTTAAGGGCTATGAGTAGCAATATTCATAGCCTGTTTTGTACATTGATAACTGAATATTGGCTAGTGAAAAATAATTATAACTTTTGCTTGACAGCTATACGTCATTGACGTATAATACAATCAAGAAATAAAGAAAGGGCTTGAATATCAAGCAAAGGTGAATATTATGAGAAAAGAAGAAATGAAAAACATAAAGAGAGTAAGATTTAATGATTACTCAAACTACGACCCAGAAAAATGTAACGATGGCGGTAGTTACGGCTTTTGGACTGATTATAGCTGCCTTGAAAATGGCAACTGGGAAATCAGTTACGGAACAACAGCAGATATGGAGTTCTGTCCTTGCTGTGGCAGTTTTGGCGACCACTACGACTATGGCGAAGAAGAGTATAGTTGTGGTGATTTTGAAACAGTCACTACTGATGAGTTGTTAGAAAAGATTAACAGCTTTGAAGAAAGGGAGGGTGAGTATATTGAGTTTAAATAGCTCACCAATAAAAGAATTAAGAGAAGAAACTGGAATGTCACAACAACAGTTTGCTAGATATTTTGGACTTCCGTTAAGAACTTTACAAGGCTGGGAACAAAGCAGAAGAAAGCCACCAGATTATCTTGTAGAGTTATTAAAAAGAATATGGGAATTAGAAAACCACTAGCCAATATCGGTTAGTGGTTTTTGTTTTATTTAGAAAGGAGCATACAGATGGTTTTTAGCATTAATGGCACAATGTGGCAAGTGCAATACAAAAATTCAAATTCGGGTGAATTAAGGCGGTCAGACAACACAATTAGTTTAGGTGTAACTGACAGAAACACGCACACAATATATCTGTCAGACAAACTACAGGGATTTATGCAACGCAAAGTGCTGATACACGAAATATGCCATGCTGTCTGTATGTCTTATGATATTTATTTACCGATTGAAACAGAAGAAATTTTATGTGATTTTGTAGCGACTTACGGAGATGAAATATTTGATATTGTTGATATGGTGCTTGGAGCCGTTAGGAGAGTAGGATAATGAAGATAGAGGAACTGTTAAAGATAATTCAGAAAACAAACCCCGATATGACTAAGGAACTGCTGATATATGAGCTTAGTCAATGCCGGTATGCAAGTAAAGCATTAATTTATACAGAAAGTTGTTGTGTTGACAATAATATTTAAAAATGCTATTATTTAATAGATGTAAACAATAGATAACTATTATATCATTTTACCTTAATAGAACCATAGTGGAAAGTTGCATTGATACATTTTTGTATAGGTGCAACTTATTTTATTTTAGAGGTTTTATTATGAGAGTTATTAGGTTAAAAATGTATCAAGAAATGGCTAGATTTAACAATCCATCAGCACCAAGAGGTGCGGATTGCTATCCTTTACCGCCGTTCAGCACAGTTAATGGGTTTATTCATTCAATGTGTCAATGGAAAAAGTATCATAAATTAGATTATTTTGTTACTGGCAAAGGTGTTTACAACACTAAAACACAGAAAGAATGGCACGGCGGCAAGCGTTTTAACAAGGTTAGTGATGAAATGCTTAAGCGTTGGGATATTATAACAGACTATACAGACGGAAGCCATACCGGCTGGGTTAATACAGTTAAATATCATCTAATGCTAGTTGATTTATATACAACTATATACATCAAAGCTGATGATAGTGACATAGATGATATATACCATGCTTTACTAAATCCGCCGGTATATCCATCATTGGGTGAATATGGTGATTTGTGCAAGATTGAAGCGGTAGATATTGTAGAACTTAAGGAGCTTGACAAACCTATATCAGCTCCATTAGATATGCAATCTTATATTCCTGTTAATAAAGGCAATTTCGCAGGAACTATATATAGAATTAATAACAAATATGAAATTATCAAAGGTTTTAGGCGATTTCAGAAAGTTTCTTGTTACTTAGTGGATAAAGGGCAGGAAGTTGTTAGCAATCTTTTTGATGACGATAAACCGATTATTTTTATAGATTAATTTAAACCCCACGGAATATAATGCAACTTTTTTGCTACCTCCGTGGGTCTTTCTTTTATATTCATAATTTCGATTTTGACAATTCCCAAAAATTGGCTCGGATTTCGTCCAAATCCTACTCTAAAAAACGAAAAAAATTTTCCCGCAAAATATAATGTGAAATTTTTGAAACCCCCGTCATATGCGATTTTGTATTCAAAAATCCGTGAAAAACTTTTTTTCAAAATTTGACCTCAATTTCGTTCGGATTTGCCTTGAAAAATTGATGAAAAACTTTAGAAATTTAATAAGGCAAAGTGCAGCAAACAAAGTGCAGTCTATATTATATATTGCTTTTTAATGCGCTTGCGACTGTCTTTTCCTTTTTCATAAGGTTTAATGTAAACCACTTTACCGGTTTTGTAATGTCGGAAATGTCCCCGAACTTCCCAGCACCCCGCTATACGATGTATTTTTTTGCTTTTAATTTTTGTTATAAGCTTGCTGTTAACTGTTTTAATTTTAATATTGTTAATTTTAACAGTTTTTGCGGCATTGCTATCTGCTTTTGCTTTGCTGTTGCCGTTTTTCTTTTTGTTCTTCGTGCTTGTGTGCGCTTTTTCTTGTCTTTCAACTTCCTTGATTTCTGGATGCTGCATAATCCAGTTAAGCCAGCACATTACTTTTAAGAACAATTTAAAAGGGTCACACGCTGTTATTATTTCATTTTCTTTGTATTTTTCTATTTCTTCACTTTTTCGCTTCTGTTTCTTATATATTTCTGCGGTTGCGTCATTAAATTCTATACAATCACAGCTTTCAGAATGCAACCCATAGAAAATATAAGGCATTTCACAAAGTAAACTGCAATCCCATTTGTACACATTAAAAGCATTATTAAAAATATCCGCATTAATTACAGCTTTATCATCTTTGAGTTCTGTATCAAACAAAATAAAGCCGTTAAATTCTGGATAATCAACAATTAAAACTCCATTTTTAATAATTGGGATAGGGATAAGCTCCGCATTTTCTTCTATATTTTCTAAAAAATGGATTGTATCTGCAAAATTAACAACAATACTATCTAAATCATCAATTTTTGTGGCTAATTCTTCGCCTTTTTGCTCTTTTAATAATTCTATCTGTTTATCTGTCCGCATTTAAAACAATCTATTCTCCTTTTCGTACAACTTAAGTAATTCAACAGCTGGCATTTTTACAAGTTTTTCATTTTGCTTTAATTCAAATTTTGTGTCTTCATCGTCAGAAATAAAATTATAGTCTTTGTAAATCGTAATGCCGTGTAGTTGCGTTGTAATTACTTCTACGATTAAATTTTCCCCAAAATCCGCAATATCTCGCCTTAATTCTTTTATTAATTCTGTACACTCAAACGATACAGATATATTATTATTTATATTTTTCATCTTTTTTATCCTTTTTTGATTTATTATACAACAAAAAAGCTACATTTGTAGCCTTTTTTGTTTTTGACACATCTATTTATTTTCATTTTCTGATTTTTCAAGCAATTCTCTTAGCCAAAAAGGTGCGCTTACTGTATTATGTGCCTCTTTAAACTTCGAATGTTCGTAACCATTATGCCCAGCCTTTAACTCTCTGCATAATATATAACTTACATTACTTAAAAATTTTTCTGTTTTTTCTTGGCACTCTGTCAAGATACCTTCAAAATCGCGGCTTATTATTTCATTATCACTTATTGAGCAGTAACGCCCAAAGATTTGGTCAAATTCGATTGTAATCCTATCAATTTTTTTACCAAAAGCGTTCTTTGTGTAATGCTCCAAATATGAAATCGCATTCAAACGAAAACGGCTTTCATCCTTATCATCATTAACAAAATTTAGCAATTCTCTTTTCATATAAATATACCTCCACATTTTAATATTCCCCTTGCTGGGTAAAGCAAAGCCGGGGAATCGAACCCCGGAAACGCCGACCTTGCTAATTATGCAATTTTTTCAACTTTTCGCCTTTTCTTTTCGTTCTCTGCTCTGCTTATGCTAGAGTCATCAAAAACAACATTATATCCGCCGTCTTTTAAAGCCTTAGCCATTTTAAAAGGGTTAATTTTTGGAAAGCTACAAACATATTCGATACAATTCATTCTTATTTGTCCGTGTTCTTTCCCTAGCTTTTCAAGGTCCTTTTTGTAAAAATTAAACATCCTTATTTCTTTCTGTTCTACTGTTTCGTTCATCATAGTCTTAACCCTCCTTATTCTGTAATTCTTTCAAATATATCTATTGTTTTGCGTGCGCTTGATCTCCTCTTTTCAGCCATATAACTATGGCGCTTGCTCTTTAGGGCTTTTTCAGCTTCCTTAAGGTTTACAACTCCCCAACCTGCGGCCTCTCTTAATAGCTTAACTTCTTCTTTTGGTAGCTTAATGGCTCTTAAAGTGCCGGGATTGATAGAGTAATTATCTTTAATTCCCGGATATAAATCCTGGCAAAGTGGAATATATTCATCGCTCCCCATATTCTCGCCGATATTCCATACATAGAAACCGAATGGAATCTTTTCGACTATCTTATAAATATCTGTTTTCCATAATGTTTCACTTGTAATTGTGTCATCCTTAACTTCAAATCTCATAGCCTTGTACCATTTCGCCGACTGTGATATAATCGGCTTACCTTTCTTTTTTGATTGGTGGCGGTTGTAAACTTTGGTAGAGTGGCAACCGCCTTTTTTATTTGCAAGATTATAATAACACTAATATTAGTGCTTGTCAACACCAAAATTAGAGATTTTATACGATATTTTAATTGACTTTTAAACATAAAAAATATACAATGTTTGTAACCTTATAAGAAAGGAGCAAAACAAATGTGGAGATATAAAATAGATGTGCTTAAGGAATTATCTAACAGAGGATATACAAGTACGAAAATGCGCAAAGACAAGATAATTAGTCAAGCGACACTACAGAATATAAGACAGGGAAAAGGCATAACAACGGACACAATTAATACATTATGTATTATATTAAAGTGCCAGCCGTCCGATATAATAGAAGTAACGCCAACTGACGAAGAAAAGATAAAATATTTTTAAACAAACTTATTGACAGACACTAATATTAGTGTTATTATAATGACAGAAATTAAGAAAGGGCAGCCGCAAAGGCTGAAAGGTGGAAATGATGAAAACAATAAGCATTGACAAGCTCAAGAAAATGAGCTACGAAGATGGAAAAGCATTTTTGTTAAGTGCTGGATATGTAGCGCAGGGGAGCGATGAAAGCCCTTGCTACAGTACAGAAGCTGAAAAGATAATAGATGAACATTTTTATCTTTTTGATGAAGATGATGAACAGGTCGATTTAATTAATTACACAATTTTGTGTAATCTAAACGGAGAGACTAATGATGAGCAGGAGGTTGAAATTGTAAGAGCATATTGGGAAAGGATAGAAGATTAAGGGAGGTAAAAATATGAAATATTTAACAGTTAGAAGAAACAAGAATGGAGAACCTAATAAAACGGATATGAAGAGCCTTGCAAAGTTCTTCACAAATGAAAACGTGAGAAAATATGTAGATTATGATAGCCATTTATTCGCTGTCGAAGAAACAAGAAACGCTGGTAAAGAATTTGTCGGATATACATTTAAAATAGCTACAAAGGCGGAGAAGTCCGGCGGATGTGATTATTATTTCGGTGAAGTTCTTGATACTGGGGATAAAGTTGTTATATCCACAGAAAACGAGTATAAGAGTTTAGACTGGGCATATAACAAAGCTTTGGAGATAATCAAAAAAGAGTTCTAAAATCGGATAGATAAAATAAAAAAGGGGAGCTTAACGTTCCCCTTTTTTCTACGCCGCACGTTACTATTTAAGAAATACAAAAACGTATATTTCAATACATCTGATGTTGTTGTTTATAAATACAAAATAGCATATTTCAATACATTTTTGTTATTGTTTATGCTTAACATAATAAACAGATTTTTATATTATGTCAAGCTTAAAATTAAAATTGACAAATAATATATAATATATTAATATAATAGCAGTTAAATATATAAATATTAGATTTACACCCGATAATTATATAATAGTTATTGGGTTATTTTTATGCTATTAGTATATATAATAATTAATTAGCTGGCATAGTTCTGGCAGAAAGGGGAACATATGGAGAAACTACAGGAAACACCAGACACACCGGAGATATTCCAGAATGACATAGAACTTTATTTATCGCAGTTTTGTCAAGAGCACAACATCGAAGATATGACCAAAGAACCACAGAGCCGATGGAACGCTGCCTTAATGTATATAAATAAATATGTTTTTGGTGATAAAAGTATATTAAAATTAAATAAGAATATTAATAAAAATAATACTAATTGTATTATGGATAGTAATTTTTATATGTATGATTATGATAAATTAGAGTATGTATTATATATATATTATTACTTATGCGCTGTATATGATAAAGAGTGCAGTATAATGGGATATAGTTTATTAACTGGTATTAATTACGATACATTAATGGACTGGGGAGCAGGTGAAAGGAAACTAAGTACAAAAGGCTTCGACATCGCGCAAAAACTGCGGGTTTTTCGTGAAGAAAGTTTATCAAATAAACTTGCAACAGGCAACAAAAACCCTGTCGGCATTCTTGCAATACTCAACAGACATTTTGCTTGGAACTTGCCCGGTGTCAGCCGTGAAAGTACTAATAAAACAGCTCTAACAGCCGCAGAAATACGCCAACAATTGAGCCAAAATAATACACAATTAATGGATAAGCAGCAGATAAACGCTACAAACAATTCTGACACAATTTAAACAGCTTACAAACCGCTTAAATACTGAGTTTATGAGTACTAAGTATTTATATAACGCTGATAAATTAAGGTTTATCGGCGTTATTGTATGGATATTGTGTTAATTGTGTTAATTGTTTGAGAATATGGCATAAAATAGACACGATTACACGGATAAGGGCGGAGGGGGTTTATTTACCTCCGGAACACGCCCCAACTAAGTCGCTCAATTATCCAAAATAACAAAAAGCCCTTATATATTAATATATATTTATATTATTATCACCACATAATACACATATTATATAATTATATATAAATAATACCTAACTATTAATCATATAATTAATACTAATAAATCACTTATATATTTAATTAAAAATAATCCAATTAACATCTATACATTTAAGCTAATTAGGTGTATAATAGACACATATTAATTAATCACAAGATATTTCAATAAACACATCAGAGAATCAGCTAGTCGGCTGAATAAATTCCAAAAAATTTTAAAAAATAAAAAAGAGTTAGGAGTTATAAATGCAGGGCAATGAATACCAAAAATTGGCAATGCGTACTAACGATAAAATGGCTCATCATAGATTAAGTACTGAATTGACTGGTAAGTTTTCGCTTAGCCCTCTAGCAGAAAGCAATGCTAAGTGTAGCAACATAAATGACATAGCAGGACTTCTTAATGGTGTCTTAGGCTTAACTGGTGAAGCTGGAGAAGTATCAGACCTTGTTAAAAAGGGTATATTCCACGAAAAAGGCATAGACTTAGAACATCTTAAGAAAGAGTGTGGCGATGTTTTATGGTACGTTGCTATGATTTGTGAAGCTTGCGGTTTTAATCTTGATGATGTAATGCAGACAAACATAGATAAACTTATAGCACGTTATCCGGACGGTTTTGACACTTACAGAGCTAATCACAGACAGGCAGGTGATAAATAATGGGTAATCAGGATAAGCACTGTTACCAGTGCAAACATAGACATAAGTTATATTGTGAAAAGCCTTGTAATGCCTGTAATGGCAATCCAAATGTTGTAAAAGGCAAGGATAACTTCACAGAGCTTGAAACAGCAAATAAAAATGCAGTACTCTTTGAAACAAAAGAATAGCATATTGCCCCTTAGCCAAGTTGTCAAGGCACAGGATTTTGATTCCTGTATCGTGGGTTCAAATCCCACAGGGGTAGTTCAAGTGTTTAATTACACTTGTGCCTTTACAGGACTTATTGGTTTACTAGCATTAAGTTCTCCTTTCACCTCATAGCAAGAGCTGTTAAGGACCGTCAGAAAGTCCGTGAGGTTTTACGCATATCCCACACAAATATGCGTAGTAATTATTTCAAATATTTCATAATCAGCAGTTATCCTTAAGGGATAGACAGCGAGCGAAGCCACTTTCTTTGAACAGCCAAACTGCACGGGCGTAATCACTTCCATCCAGCTTTGCCACGACCTGTTATAGGTGTCATAGCCTATACTGCTGTTAAGACTAGCACTTTATATCCACTCAAAACAATATTTTTAAGCGTATAAATGACCTCCAAAGTGATTTATAAATGTGAATTGTTTAATCTCTCTGTGCTAGTCTTTTTTATTTCAACTTGTCAGAAATTCTTACAAGTTGACGGATAGTAGTTCAGTTGGGAGTAACGCTTGATTTATTCAAGTAGTCATAGGTTCAAGTCCTATCTATCCGATTACAACAAACTAGGTTAGCTACCGAAAAGCACAAGCCTTAGTGCCTGTTTGTTGTTTTGTTAATAAGGCAGTTATCAGAAAGGCAGGTAATAAATATGCTATCAGAAAATGAAATCCAAACAAAAGTTAATTTCTTATCATCAGCAAGGTGCAATCACACATTCCATAAATACATTGACATAACAGGTGATTTGATAGAGGGTACGCTGTTATCAAGAATTTTATATTGGTTTGCACCAAGTAAAGACAACAAGAGCAAAGTTAAGATATACAAGGACGGAGAATATTGGATTGCAAAGCAAAGAAAAGACTGGTGGGAAGAAATAAGGATTACTGAAAGACAGTATGACAAAGCAATTAAATCGTTGGTAGAAAAGGAATTTGTAATTACAGCAAAATACAAATTCAATTCAATGCCGACTATACATATACGACCTAATTATGATGTTATTAATGCAGAGGTTAGCAAATGGGAAGATAATATCAGACAAGAAGTTATAGCAGAAGATAAAGGACAGAAATTGCAAAATGAGAAAAACGGGAATGACACAAAATGTAATTCCCAAGGGAATAACACAAAGTGTAATTCGGGAGTGCCACAAGATGTAACTCTTTTAACAGGGATTACTAACAATGATTACCTTAACACTAATTACGGAACATTAAATACAGAATGTAATTCTCTTAACAGAGAACAATGTAATTCTTTTTTACCCAAAGATAAAAAAGTGAAAGAGTTTAAGCCGATAAGCGAATACTCTCAAAGCGATTGGGAAGTTGCCGAGGAAAGAATGATAAGTAGAGCTGGCAAGATAGCTTACGATTGGACTAATGATAAAACGCTCAAAGAAAATGTAGAAGCATTCTTTAAATACTTTTTAGATAAACACGGAGAATGTACTGGAGAATATCACTACCCATTAACAGATAAGGTTTTATCAAGAGTAGTAGATAATTTAACAAAAGAAACCGACATAGAGCGTGACGGATATACAGATACCTATTATGCGGCTATAAGTGATATGGACGATAATACAGACTACAAGATGTTAGTTGATGAATATTTCAATACAAAGTTTTCAGCACAATGTGATTACAGCTTAGTTCACTTTTCTTCTGAAAAGGTTTTAATTAACATTATGAATCACGCTTGTAAGAGTAGTTGGTGTGAAAGTAAGGAATTGTAGGAGGTATTCATTATGAGTTCATATAAAGATTTACAGACCAAGATTTTTGAAAGAGATAATTATACTTGCAGATATTGCGGAAAGAACAGCAGAGAACACCGGGCGTTGGTAATGGCACATATAAGAACAGCTTCAATGTGCGGTGACGATAGAGAAAGTAATTTAATTACATTGTGCAGACATTGTTACAATCACATTTCTAACAATGAGATTAGGGCAAAGTTTGAAACAAAAGAAAATGCTGATTATTTTTGGGGATTATACCACGAAAAAGTCAAAGGATATTGTTATTATACAAACTACATCAAAAAGGTATTTACTGAAAATGGTGTGCTTATGACAAGACCGCAGATTGATAAATATGTCAGTATATTTGTTAAAAATGATGATGATTTTAACGCTTTCAAAGCAGAACTTCAAAATACAGGTTATAAGAATATGCCATCTAAAATGCGTAGTGATGTAAGAAAATATAATCATCAAGTTGAAAATCAAAGTAAGGAGTGATTATTATGGCTATGGGCGTACACCCACTAAACAAAGATAAGTTTTACGAAGCAATTAACTTGTACATATCGGGGCAGGCTTCACAAGTAAAGGCGGCAAAAGTAGCAGGTTGTAGCGTACCGACATTTAAGAAATACGCTAACAAAATTTATGGCGGCGAAGAATTACCAGATAATTTATGGGGGAAGAAGTGATATGTGTGAATTTTGCAAAAACATAGGAATTGGCATACCAAAATGGGACTTCTGCAATGAAAAATCTCCGAATTATTCTGGGATTGCTATTGAAATACGCAACATTACTAATAACCCAAGCTTAGTATTTACAAATTCTGCTGATGAATACGGAGCAGGAGCATTAAGTATCAATTATTGCCCTATCTGCGGTAGAAAGTTGGTGTAGTAATGGCAGAACCTTTAAATAAATTAGCAGAAAAATGTAAAAGTTGCCCTAAATCTGAAAAATGCGACCATAAAAGAATGGAGTTATGCGCTTTAGCGGATTTGCCACCGCAAAATCTTGCAAGTGCTACACAAGGTATTTTGATAGACAATATGTCGCCTATATTGAGGGAAGAAATAAAAAGCCCTTTAAGTCCGTTTAGGTACAAAGACGAATTAGAAAAAGCACTAAATGATTTCCATTTTGAAAATATGTTTATGAATGGGGCTTAGAAAGTTGGTGGAGAAATGAAAGAAACTATTTTATATATTTCAAAATCGGAACAGGATATACAAAGCGTTCTGAAATATCTTCAATCAAAGCTAAAAGCAGAGCAAAGGGAATGTACCCTAGATGAAGAACACAATATTTTAAAAGTCCCAAAATATTATGATATTGTCGGAAAGAGTATTCATGGGAACATGCTTGGTACAGGTTATGGATATTGCCAATATTATTGCTTTTCAGAAGCGTATAACAAAGATAAGTATAGCAATGCAGAAAATGAAAAACTTAAAGATATTCTTATGCACACAAGAGAGGGCACAAAAGAAATATCGGAACTTGATATTTTATGTATGCTAGGATTGGATTAAAAGGCGGTGGAATGATGATGTTATATAAAATAGCACTATATATATTTTATATTTTTTTTGATATTGGACATACAGAAGGCAAAAGATATAAAAGATATTTTAAAGAAAGGATTTATAAGTATTGTAATGATGATTGGAATGCTTATAGCGACAATTGCATAATGAAACATCAAAAAGAATGGCACACTTGCGACAGATGTGGGAAAGAGATGATACCTAAGAGCTGGAAAGAAGTTAGATTTAAGCAAGTTGGATATTGCGGAGATATAGTTCCCACTTTTGAAGATAATGATATGTGTCTTGAAATTAAGAATGTTCGCAGATATGAATTTTTAGAAAGGACATATGAGCTATGCCCTAAGTGCAGGAAAGATTTTGAGAGGTTTATGAGGAATGAATGATTGTAATCTTACCAATTGCCGATATAATGCAGATGGCAAGTGTACCAATGACGAGAAGAGAAAAGAATGCGTAAGAGTTTCAAAGGCTGTGCTGATGATTGATGATTTGGTTGATATAGAAACGCCAGATAATCAGTGGATTAAGAAGAAAAATCCATTTAATGTTTGCGACACAAATCCTAATTGTGAGTGCGACCCTGAAACTTGCGGATTTGCTGTTGAATATTCCTCATTTGAAGATGTTAGCAAAGGAATACATAAATATATGTGCGGTCGTTATAAATGCAAATATCAGAAGTAGAAAGGGCGTTTTGTGAAGAAGATATATGTACATAATGAACAGACAATAAGAGTATTACAATGGGAATTGAATAAATTTTTGTCAGAAAATAAAAATGATATATTAAAAATTGACAGAAGAGGATTACCAATATTAGTTGAAATGAAAAATGGAGATACAGTTTTATTTATGACATTTATTGTTTTTCATAAATGGGAAATTGGAAGAAGAGACTATAAGATAATTTAATAACATTACCGACTACAAACTAATTGTAGCCGCTAACCTTAGAAAGTTAAAGGCTGATAAAACATAGAAAAGGAGATAGAAAACATGAAAAAATTATTTGTAAGCGTGCCAATGAAAGGCAGAACAGAGGGAGAAATCAAAAAGAGTATTCAGAAGATGAAGAAGATTGCGGAAATTTTCGAGGGTGAGGAATTAGAACTTATCGACAGCTACATTGAGGATAACCCACCGAAAGACAACAATCAAGCCATTTGGTTTTTAGGAGAAAGCCTTAAAAAACTGGCACAGGCTGATGCGTTCATAGGAATTGCGGAGAACTACGATTGGAACGGCTGTAGCATTGAAAGAGAAACAGCGGAAAAATATGGCATTGAAACATATATGATTCCAGCACGGTATGTAATTGATGATTATAATGCACTTTTGAATAGATTGCATCCGACTTGCTGTGATGCAATGCTGACATTCTAATAAAAATATTACCGGCTACAGATTGGTTGTAGTCGCTACCCTAAAACAGTTATAGGCAGAGGTCTATAGGCACCTTTGCTGAAAAGTGGAGGTGCTTTTCTTGAATTCTGAATTAAATCAACTGATAGATGATTGCGAAAAATACATATCCCAAAATGGAATAGATGAAAACATCATAGAAACCTACTACAACGTGTGCCAGCTTGCCAAGAATGAGGGCGAAATTGACACAATGTTAAAATGTACGGCTAGGGCAAAAGAACTCATAGAAAAGGCTTGCATGCGTGATATAGGGCTGTCTATGTGGGAGATAGAAAAGTTTGTTTTTAACAGTAAAAGTTCTTTTGATTTACTTGATAAATACTATGATGTGTTATTGCTTGAAGCCCAAAGTAAAATAGTAGATAGCGCATTTATGTATCTTGAAAAGAAAAGAGAACCTAAAGAGCGTTTCTATATGCCACGCCGCAAACAATTCTTAAAAATGGGGTTAATAGAAGCTTTGCAGGGCATGATTGATGATAAATACGATATATTGTGCGTGTCGTTGATACCGGGAGCAGGAAAGACGACTATTGAAAAAATGTTTAACGCTTTAGTAGCTGGCTGGTTTCCTAATGATTTTTGCCTTTTTTACTCCCATTCTGGCGACATTACACGAATGTACTACGATGGCGTATACGATATTGTTACAAATGCTGATGAATATGCGTGGAACGAAATTTTTCCTAGCCTTACAGTTACAAGCACTAACGCAAAGTTAGAGCAGTTCAACATAGGCAAGTATAAGCCATTCCCAAGCGTACAATGCACATCTGTCGGTAGTAAAAATGCCGGTAAAGTTCGTGCGAGTAAATTTTTGCTTGTAGATGATATGATAGGCGGAATTGAGGAAGCCTTAAATCCTATGGTACTTGATAAGCTATGGGATAAATATGCGGTAGATGCCAGACAGAGAAAAATCCAAGATACGGACGGACATAATTGTAAAGAGATACACATTGCTACACGTTGGAGCGTACACGATGTTATCGGCAGAATACAAAATATGTACGCAGGGAATAAAAGAGTTAAGACTATCGCTGTGCCGGATGTTGACCCAGTGACAAGCGAGAGCAACTTTGATTATGAATATAGTGGATTTACGAAAGAATTTTTCGCGGACCAACAGTTATTAATGGATGAGATATCTTACAGGTGCTTATACAAACAGGAACCTATCGAACGTGAGGGATTGCTATTTCCAGATGATAAAATCCGCAGATACCTTAATTTGCCACACGGAGAGCCGGAAATTATTACAGCCCAATGTGATACTAAGGGCAAAGGCACGGATTATTTCGTGTTGCCTGTATTACAGAAATACGGAGAAGATTATTATTGTATTGATTGCGTATGCGATAACACAGCAGATTACGAAGAACAATATAGAAATGCCGCAGGAGCGCTTGTAAATAATAAAGTGCAAGAGTGTGAATTTGAACGTAATGCGGGCGGAGACAGAGTGGCAATGGAAGTTAATAAGAGAGTTGAGAGTGTAGGCTGGATATGTAATATTACAGATACGCCTACAGAAACAAACAAAGAGGCAAGAATTTTTCAATGTTCTAACTGGATTTTACAACACATTATTTTTAAAGACGCATCACTTTACAAACCTAATGAACCATATGGAGTAATGATGTCGTTGCTAAAACAGTATTCAGTATCAGGAAAAAAACAGTTAGACGATGTTCCAGATGTTTTTTCAAACTTTGCACTAAGAATGACACAGGGCAATAGAACAGCTAAAGTTGAAGCTGCTATAAATCCATTTAGGAGGTATTAACATTATGATAACAAAGGAAGTTTTATCACAGTATTCAGACTTACAGGAAGAAGTCAAAGAAGTAAGGCTAAAGATAAAACGACTTGAAAAAGATATAAGTAAAATTGAAGCCGGAGAAATGGTTATAGATTCTGTTAGCGGCGGAGATGGTGGTAAACAGCATTTTAAGATTGAGGGCATACCATTCCCAGAGTACAGCAGAAAGAAAACACTTCTCTATGCAAGAAAAGCCACATTGCAGTTGCTTGAAGATGATTTGCTAGAAAAAACCAATGAGGTTGAACAATTTATAGCAAACGTTGACGATAGCAGGATGAGAAGAATAATCAATCTTAGATTCTTAGAAAACAAGACTTGGATTCAGATAGCACATATCATAGGTGGCAACACAGAAAGCAGCGTAAAAATGGCTTTTCAAAGATTTATTGAAAAAAATTAAAAGATGTTACGATTGTGACGAAAAAATTATGTATTATTACAATGAGCAAAGCAAACTTCATAAACATGTATAATCCTTATCGAAAAGCATCGTCATTTAATTATGGCGGTGCTTTTGCTATGTAACGAGGTGACAATATGATTTTTTATACAAATAAAGACAAGTCAATTATGTGCCCGAACTGCCATAAGTTTTTAACTAAGGCAGATAAGAAAGACCCACGCACACACAAACTAGCTTGCAAACATTGCGGTAAATGGATTTGGTATGTGCCGAACGATGATGATAATTTTCAAATTAAAGAAATACCGGATAGCAGAAGTTCAAGCGGTATGACATTTTATTAGGAGAAAGATATGAACACAATGTATTTTCAAGACCTTGTCAGAGGCTGTTATGGTAGAAAAATTGCATACACAAATGTAGATACAATAACTGCTAACAATGTTGTTAAGGTTATTGGAAGTACTATAGGCGTATTTAATTGGAATAAGCCAGCTATCAAGTATCTGTGGCATTACTACAAAGGCGACCAACCAATATTATATAGACATAAGCTAACTAACGAGGATATTACAAATAAGATTGTAGAAAACCACGCATATGAAATTGTCCAATTCAAGGTAGGACAGACGTATGGCGAGCCAATTCAGTTTATTAGCCGCAAAGATGATGAAGCTATCAATAAGGCGGTTGATATACTCAATGATTTTATGGCGGATGCCAATAAACAAGAAAAAGATATTAAAGCTGGAGAGTGGCAGTCAGCAACAGGAACATCATTTAAGGCGGTTCAACCTAAAAATGGAGATGTGCCATTTAGAATTGTAGCGCCTACACCAATGAATACTTACGCTGTCTACAATGAAAGCACAGAAGAACCTATGCTTGTTGTGCAAGAACTTAAAGACGAGGATGGAAACTGGTATAAGATGGCATTTTCAGACACTATGTCTTTCAGAATTGTTGACAGCAAAGTAGTTGAAGCGAAACTGCACACATATGGAGAAATTCCTATCGTTGAGTTTCCTAATAACCACGAAAGAATATCCGATATTGAGCTTGTTGTAGGTATGCTTGATGCTATTAACAATATGCAGTCCAACAGAATGGATAGTATACAGCAGTTCGTTGAGTACTGGGTTAAGTTTGTTAATTGTGAAGTGGACGAAGAGACTTTTAAAAAAATGAAAGAAAACCATGCATTGGTTGTTAAGTCAATGAATAAAGATAACAAGTCGGATGTCGAAATTATGACACAAGAGCTTAATCAGACACAATGTCAAGTTGCTAAAGAAGATTTGTGGGATAACACATTATCTATATTGGCTATACCAAACAAACAGGGCAACACAGGCGGAGATACGCAAGGAGCGGTCGAGTTAAGAAACGGATGGGATTTCTCTAAGACAAGAGCAAAACTGAAAGACCCTATTGTTAAATCGTGCGAAAAGCGGTTAGCGGTAGTGGTTCTTAATATTCTAAGACTTGCAGGAGAAGACTTAAAACTATCGGTTAGAGATTTTGATGTACAGATAAATCACAGTCCACAAGACAATATGTACACCAAGGCGCAGACGTTGCTTTTACTTTTACAAGCTGGCATACATCCACTTATAGCAATTAAGACAGTTGGTTTATGGGGAGATGCAGAAAAGACATTCCTTTTATCAAAATCATATCTTGATAATATATATAAGACTATTGATGATGTGGAAGAACAAGAAAAGAAAGCACAAGAGATAGTTAATCAACTTAATAATAATCAGCAAAATAAGGCAGTTATCGAATAATCGGTAGCTGCTTTTATTTTATACATTTTGCAGCTATGCGGTAAATAGCAGAAGACACAGCAGGAGCGACCTGCGGTAACAAAAGCGTGTGTTTAACGGAGGTAATTATGACAAGAGAAGATGTATTAAAACTTTTCCCAGAGGCAACAGACGAACAGATTACGAATTTACTTAATCAGAACAATTCAGAAGTTGCAAAGGAAAAGAACAAGGTAAGCCAGTACAAGGCTAAAGCTGACACAGCAGACAGTTTACAGAAAAAGCTTGATGAAATACAGGCTGGTAATATGTCGGAGCTTGAAAAAGCAAACAAGGCGTTAGATACAGCTAATCAGCAGATAGCAGAATTACAGAAATCTAATGCTATCAGGGACCAGAGGGAAGCAGCTATGACTAATTTTAAGATTACTGCTGAACAGGCAAAGACGGTTGTTAAAGATGATGGAAGCCTTGATTACACCGAACTTGGCAAGATTATGTCCGAAAAAGAAACCGCTGCGGCACAGGCTAAGGAACAGGAGATTGCAAAACATCAGGATATTCCGGGTGGCGGCAGTAATAAAGGTGGTGCAGACAATAAGACAAACGCTGAAAAGATAGCAGAAAGCCTTATATCTAATGCACCTAAGAACAATGACGTTTTATCACATTACATTCAGTAATAACAGGAGGTAAGAAATGGCAAAGGAAATGAATATGCAGTATGAAAAGACTTCATACGCAGGAGATGTTCAGATTTTAAAGAGAGAGCCTAACGAAGCAATTCCATTAACGCTTGATTTTTCAGCGGTAACAGAAAAGGACGCTAATGGAAAGAAGATTGTAAAGGCTGGTACACCAGTAAACAAGTCAGGTGTGGCTGATAATACAGCAACAGCAATCGGAATCTTAAGATTTGATGTAACAGAGGATAGACCACAGGGAGTGCTGCTTAAGAAAGCATATCTTAACACAAAGGTAGCAGAAGCACATTCTGGCATTACATATGAAGAGGCGGTTAAGACAGCTCTTCCAATGATTGTATTTGAATAATAACAGGAGGTAAACAGATGTTAATTAATGAAGTATTAGACAGTAAGTCTATCGCATTATCGGCAACAGAAAACGCTAGTAATCAGATACCCCATCTTGGCTTACAGTGGTTTCCGGAAAGAAAGAAACAAGGGCTTGATTTAAGCTGGATTAAGACACACAAAGGACTTCCAGTATCACTTGCACCATCCAACTTTGACACAATCCCAACGCTTAGAGCTAGAGAGGGATTAAGCAAGGAAAAAACACAGATGGCATTTTTCCGTGAGGGAATGACAGTCGGTGAAGAGGAAATGCTTGAAATTGAGCGTATTCAGTCAGCAGACGACCCTTACCTTGCAAGTGCTTTATCAAGCGTATATGACGATACTAATAACCTTGTAAGCGGTGCAGAGGTTGTTCCGGAACGCATGAGAATGTCACTTCTTGCTACAAGTGCAGGTCACCCAGTAATTGCCATTGTGAGCGATGGCGTTCAGTATGCTTACGATTATGACAAGGATGGCTCATACGCAAAAGACCATTACGCAAAGTTATCTGGAACAAGTATGTGGAGCGATACAGCCAATTCAAAGCCGCTTACAGACCTTAACAATGCAAGAAAGAAGTTACAGAAGCAGGGCAAGATTGCCAGATACGCACTTATGAACAGCAATACATTCCAGTATTTGCTTGATAATGCGCAGATAAGAAACTCAATCCTTGCACAGAACCTCACAGCAACTATCGAGGTCGATGATGATACTGTTATTTCAGTAGTACAGAAGAGAACAAAGCTTACTATCGTGCTTTACGATAAGATGTATATTGACGATGATGGCAAGGAGCAGTACTTCTACCCAGATAACAAGGTTACACTTCTTCCAGAAGGTAGTCTTGGTAATACTTGGTTCGGAACTACACCGGAAGAAAGAACAGCAAGACAGGTAGCTGATGTAGATGTAACAGTATACGGTACAGGTATTACAGTTGCTACAAAGACAGAGTACGGACCACCCCTGAAGATGTCAACATTTGCTTCCGAAGTTGTTCTTCCATCATATGAAAATATGGATAGCACATTCGTATATGAGGTTCATAGCGAAGAGTAGGGGGTGCAACTTATGATATATCCATATATAGTGATTCATAACGGAAAATGGTATAACGCAGGCGAAGAAGTTCCAGAAAATAACAATTCTGGGGCTTCTTTTGATTATAGCAAGACAACCATTAATCGCATGTCTACATCTGATTTGCAGGCTTTGGCCGCAGAACAAGGTATAAGCAACGCAGAAGAACTTACAGGAGCAGAGTTAAAGAAGTTGTTAATTGAGAAATTAGGATTATAGGAGCTGAAATTATGGAATACACCGCATTGGAGCAAGTCAAAATCAGACTTAAACAATTTCATATTGATACAGTCACGAATGATGATGAAACAACATCTGATGTGGTAGTGTTCGATAACAAAGAAGATAATCCGATAATCGAACAGCTTATTAAACAGGCTACAGAAGATGTAAAGGCAAGAAGAAATTACCCTGACAGCTACACAGACAAAATGATAACCGAGGACTTGAAGAAATTTGAGACCGTTATCGTTAATCTGGCTGTCTACGACCATTCACAAGCAGGTGAAGCATTTATGGCAAGCTACAATGAAAATGGTGTCAACAGAACTTGGAGAGACAGAGACGGTTTATTTGTCGGGGTATTCCCTTTTGCTAAGGTTTTATAGAAGATTGTGCGTTACCATGTTGCTGATGTCGACAATATGGTAGCAGGCGGCACACATTAAGGGTGGTGGGCGGTGTGCCATTATTAATTATGAAAGGCGGTATATCAATGCCAATAGCAGTAATTATAAGCATTATTTCAGTTGCTTTTTCCGTCTTTTTCGGACTGTTTACGTTGGGATTTAATCTTAAGAACAACAAAAAGTCTGACAATGAAGAACTTACAGAGCGTGTAAAGGAAAATACACGCATAAATATGAAACTTGACACAATATCAGGCAACACAACAGAGATAAAAAATGAAGTTATAGAAATGAGAAAAGAACTTAATTCTCATGATAACAGGATTATTAAGGTTGAGGAAAGTGTAAAGTCGGCACACCACCGAATAGACGGATTGGAAGCACGACTTAATGAAGATAAGGAGGTATAGCAGAATGGATATAACATCGGTAACAACAGTTGTAGCAATCGTTGTAATTACATATCTGATAGGCTTAGGAGCCAAAGCAATCCCACACATTAAGGATAATTACATTCCTATAATCGTAGGCGTTGCAGGCGGTATCTTAGGCATTATAGGTATGTATGTAATACCTGACTTTCCGGCAAATGATATTCTTAATGCAATCGCAGTAGGAATTGTGTCCGGATTATCAAGCACAGGTGTTAATCAGATTTATAAGCAGGTAAAGAACAATGCTTGATATTAATAAGCAGGCTATGAAGTATTCACTTCAAGGACAGACAGTAACTATCTATGAAAGAGATGATGAGGGCAATATCCTTTATGAGGGTTATACCGACACAGAGGGTAACTTCATTCCTTATCTTGATGATGAGGGAAATAAGATACCCAAAGTTCTTGAAGAAAAAACAGGTTTTTTAGAGCCGGTTGATTTCAAAGCAAACATATCATTCAGCGGTGGAGAAGCGCAGAGTAAAGAATACGGCTTTGATACCGCTGATTTTGACGCTATTTTACTGACAGATAGGAATATGTTGCCTGTTCAAAAAGGCGACCTTATCTGGCTTGATAGCAAGCCTACATACACATCTGACAGCCTTGTTGATGAAACATCGGCGGATTTCACGATTGTAGGCATTAAGCCGGCATTATATTCAACTAAGTATATGCTTAAAGCGGTTGTAAAGTAGGTGACTATGGAAGATATAAAGATTGATGTTTTAGGAACTGAATATGTTGTGAAGTTCAAAGAACTAAATGACGAAGATATTGACGGATTTTGTGATAACACACAAAAATTAATAGTCATTCGTTCGGATAACGAAAATAAAGTTGGAGATTTCAAATATTTACAGAAAAAACAGCTAAGACACGAAATTATTCACGCGTTTATGTCTGAGAGCGGTTTACAGTGTAATTGGCAACATATCGAACAGTTTGGACACGATGAAACAACAATTGATTGGTTTGCTATCCAATCACCTAAAATATTCAGAGTATTTGCAGAATTAAAATTGCTTTAAGGTGGTGCAATTATGGCTAAACATACAATTAATGTATCTTTATCGGAAAGCTCAATACAAGGGGCAATAAGACAGCTACAACAGTATAAGAACTGGCTTATCAAAAAAACTTCACAGCTTGTCAAAGAACTTGCAGAAGTTGGAATACCTGTCATTGATGAAAATATGGCAAAAGCAAGTTATACATATGATGAGAAAGGCGTTCGTAGCGGTTCAGATACAAGCCATCACAGTTATGTTGAAATAAAATCCGCAGGAGAATATGTTGAAGCAAAATTAATTGTAGAGGGCAAAGAACTTATGTTTATAGAGTTCGGAGCTGGTGTATTCTACAATGGAGCGGCTGGAAGTAGCTCACATGACAAAGGCGTTGTTAATGGTATGGTTATAGGCTCATACGGCGAACATCACGGCGTACAAAAAGTGTGGGGTTACTATGACGATGACGGAACCTTAGTTCTTACACACGGCGTAGAAGCACAAATGCCTGTTTATAAGGCTGATATGGAAATTATACAGAAATATGTTGAGGTAGCAAGGAGGGTGTTTAGTTAATGGCAAATGCAAACGATTGGGCGATAGACCTTGAAAATACAGTCACAGCACTTGTCAAGGCTAAAACCCTAACACAGCTTAAAAAAACATATCCAAAGATAGTCATAACCAATGAGGGGGAAAACAGCGGTCAAGCAATATTCCCAACAGTATACATTCATTTATTGCCAGCAGTTGAACAAGGACAAACACTTGACGGACAGACAATTAACGCATTGTTAGCAACATTTCAAGTAGATGTTACCACTAACACAAGCAAGTCTGACTGCCGAAAGGTTATGGCAGTAATTACAGATACATTCAAGGCAATGAGATTTCAAGGCAATGCAATGCCAGAGTTCTCAATCAGTAATAAAGTACATAAGAGTACCGCTAGATTCAGAAGAATGATAGCGGCAAATGATAGATTATTGTAACAAAGAGCAGAAATGCTCTTATTTTTTTGCAAATTTTTAGGAGGTAGACAAGGCAATGGCAAGTACAAGTTATAAAGCTAGGGTTATCTACAAGGAGCATAGCGAAGATGGTTTTGCAGGCTCATATAAGTTAATGGTTGCGGCTAAGTCAATTTCAGCACCAGTATCAGCACCTAACACAGTTGAAAGTACAACATTTGAAGATGATTCACAGACATTCTTAATGGGTATCAAAACATCTGATGCTAAGACTTACACAGGCAACCTTGAAAAGGCTTATTTACAGGACTTAATCAAGGCAGAGGGCAAGCAGTTAGATATTATTCAGTTATATGGCTCTGACGGATTAGGTGCGGTTGCTAAGTACGCATTTGTCGGACAGGTAACAGCAACACCTAATGATGTTTCTGGTACTGATTCAGTACTTGAAATGACAGTAACAGCAGTTCCTAACACTTCGCCTATTGAATGCACAGACAAGCTTCAAGTTGTTGAAGGCACTGGTGGCACATTCACAGTAACAAAGGTGGGGGAATGATAAGCCAATCGACTAAATCAAAGGCTGTGTCGATTGGTGGCACAAACGCCAAAACAGCCGACTACACATCATATCTTGATGATGTAACAGAATAACCAATTTAAAAGGTAGGTGCGGTGTAAAATCCGCACCTTTCCCTATATAGACGATAGGGTGGGAAAGGGTAAAAATTATGATGAATATTAATGCAAACGGAAAAGAATACAAAGTTGAGTTCTCTTTTGGTGCGGCAGAGTGCAAAGAGATAGTACAGAAAATGTTTTCTGTCGTTAATGGTTCTTACTTACTTGCACAGACAGATAAAAGTGTTGCACAGGCTTCTTTTGACGGATTGGCAAATATGACAGCAGATGTACCAGAGATTTGCATTTTAGCCATTTATGCAGGCTGTATTGACAATAACCCTGTAACTATGGATGAAGCAAAGAAACTCACTAGGGCATATATCACAGAGAAGAGAAAAACAGATAAGAGTTACGGATATAGAACATTGTTTGAAGAAATTAAGAAAGCGATGGAAGATGATGGTTTTTTCGAGTTGAGCGGAATAACAGCGGTGTTGGAAGAGATGGCGAACAATGTGGAAGAAGCAACACAGGAACAGAAGAAACCGACAGTAGTTCCTCAAGACCACAAGAAAAAGCAGACTTCCACAAAATAATCTGGGAAGAATGCTTTGTTTTAGCCAGTTCACTAGGCGTTAGTTATTCAGACTTCCTTAAAATGACACCTAAAAAATTATTACTATACGCAAAAGGCAAAAAGATTGATAGACAAAATCGCGATTCAGAAATGTATAACTGGTTTTTAGTTTACGCAATTCCAGCTATTTCTTGCGGAATAGGTGCGGCATTTAATAAAGATGCACACATTGAATATCCTAAACAGGCTATTTTATCAGAAAAAACAGAAGAAAGTAAAGAAAATACATACGACAAAGAGTTACAGCTGATGTTACTCAATGAGCAAAAATGGGCGGCACAGACTGAAAAGAGAGGACTACCGCCAACAATCCTATAAGGGGGGGTTAAAGCGTGGAATTAGACAGTTTAGAAGTCAAAATTAAAGGCACATCTAAAACGGCTATAGATTCTGTAGAAAGTTTAATAACATCGCTACAAAAATTAGCGAGTTCATTAGCTAATATTAACGGAACTTCCTTATCCAGCTTTTCAAGTTCTTTAGGACAACTTAGTATTGCTATGAAAGGAATGGATGTAAAGACAACAGATTTTACAAGACTTGCTAAGAACATCACAAAGATAGGTTCTGTTGATTCGGTTGCACTAACTAGCACAGCTACATCACTTCAAGCTGTCACAAAGGCAGTTGCAAGCATATCAGCTATTCCGCAAAATGCAACACAGGTCACAGAATTTGCAAAGTCACTTGGCAAGCTAGGCAGTAAGAGCATAGAAAACGCCGTTGTAAACATTCCAAAGCTAGGTAATGCTTTAAATGGCTTAATGACAACGCTATCAAGAGCGCCAACAGTAAGTCAAAATGTCATTCAAATGACTAACGCATTGGCTAATCTTGCTAGTCAAGGTAGCAAGGTGGGTACTTCTTCAAACTCACTTCAAAAGTCGCTGTATGGCGTTTCTACAAGTGCTAGGACAGCAACTAAAAGCAGTTGGAACTTAGCAAGTGCGATAGGTAAGTTTTATGCCACTTATTTTATGGTAATTCGTGGCAGTAAGAAACTTATAGAAGCCATCAAGTCAACAACAGATTACATTGAAGCGTTCAACTATCAAGCGGTTGCGTTTGGTAAGATTGGTTCAGAATGGGATAAAGACTATGAAAAGTACGGATATGATAACGCAACAGCATATGCAGAAAGTTTTCAAAGTAGAGTAAATGATACTCTCGGAAAGTTATCTGGCTTAAAAGTTAATGTTCAAGGCGGCTTGCTTGAAGAAAGCGGAGCAAAGAACTTAGGACTTAACATACAAGAGATAACGCAGTACGCTTCGCAGTTAGCTTCTGTCACTAACTCATTAGGGCAGACAGGTGAAGCAACAACGGCAATAACAAAGTCAATGACAATGCTTGCAGGCGATATAAGCTCGCTTTTCAATGTGGACTATTCAACGGTAGCACAGAACTTGCAAAGCGGCTTAATCGGTCAGTCAAGGGCATTGTATAAGTATGGTATTGATATTACTAATGCTACATTAGCGACATATGCTTATAACTTAGGCATTTCTAAGTCTGTATCAGAAATGACACAGATGGAAAAACAGCAGTTAAGGGTGTTAGCAATATTAGACCAAAGTAAAGTATCTTGGGGTGATTTAGCTAATAGACGGAAGAAAGTTAATGATATAGCTTATCTTCCAAGTGTTGCATAAGAATAGAAATATCTTATGGCAATCGGGCAAAATCGGTAAAGGCTAAAGTTTTCAACTATGCTAATACCGAGATAACTCAATAGATTACGAACAGGCTATTGAGTATCGTAACGAGTAGGAATTGAATAAATATAATATTCCCAAGAGTGTCCGACACTATTGCATATAGGGCAGTATGAGGTGGAAGTGGCTACCACCAAACCAAACGCAAAAACGTGGGTGATAATGTACTCTGAACTTATAGGAAACTATAAGAAGTATAGGATAAAGAGCCTATACGATAACAAATTTGACAATCAACTCCCCAAGTAATATGCTACGCCAGTTCAGCAACAATATGAAAGAGGTAGGAATGGTAGCAGGACAGCTATTTATTCCAATTCTTTCAAAGGTTATGCCAGTAGTAAACGGAGTAACTATTGCAATCAAAAGATTATTAGTTGGGCTTGCTTCTTTAATGGGCGTTAAGATTGACTTTGAGAGCTTCGGACAAAGTGGCTATAAAGACACATCAGACGGCTTAGAAGATATTTCAGATGGCTACCAAGATGTAGCTGATTCGACAAAGAAAGCCACACTATCCCTTATGGGATTTGATGAAATAAATAAATTGCAGGACGATACAAGCTCAAGCAAGGGTTCAAGCGGCGGTGGCGGCGGTAGCACTATTGATTTGACAGACGATATTGCTAAGGCGGCGGCTGAATATGAAGCGGCGTGGAATAAAGCATTTGCCAATATGGAAAATTCGGCGGTTGCTTGGGCTGATAAGATAGAGAAAGCACTTGAACCTGTTAAACAGATATTTAAAGACTTTGCTATCGGAGATTTTTATGCCGCAGGACAAGATACATCAAAGCTAGTTAGTGGCATATTTAACTGGTTTGCAGACGCTATTGATAAAGTTGATTGGTACGGAATTGGCAGAAATATGGGTGATTATCTTGCCGGAATTGATTGGGGAGAAGTTCTTTCAAGTGTAGGCAAGGCAATTTGGGAAGCAATAAAAGCAGCTATTGAAATGTGGCAAGGAATGTTTCAATCTGCACCTGTTGAAACTACAATTATGTCAGTTCTTGGAGTTATGAAGTTTACTGGCTTAGGCAAAAAAGTGGGCGAAAAAATATCTGACGCATTAAGCTGGAGCTCTATAAAAAAAGGAATAAAAAGTTTTTCTAGTAGCGGAGGACTATTAGAGAGCTTACAAACTATGCTAACAACGGACTTATCCACAATTATGCAAGCTGGTACTGCTGGGGAAATAGGCTTAACTATAGGTGCTGGAATAGTAGGTGGAATAGTAGCCGCTATTGCTGGATTTAATTTAGGTAATTGGCTCAACGAAAAATTAACAGGCGAGAAAATAGATATGTCAATGTTCGACCAATTAGCATATCTTATAAAAGCACCATTTGAAGATTTACCTAGCTTTATTGACGGAGTGATAGAAACAATCACATTTGGGCATAAAGATGATATAGCAAATTGGTGGACTACAAGCGTTGAACCTTGGTTTACTAAGGCAAAATGGGGAGAATTAGGCGACAATGCTAAAACTTCATTAAGCAATGCTTGGAATAGCTTTTCTAATTGGTGGGGCAATACAGCTATCGTAGGTTGGTGGAACAATAGCGTAGCACCTTATTTTACAAAAGCAAAATGGCAATCTCTTGGAGATAACGCAAAGGGCAGCTTAACTGATAGTTGGACTTCGTTCAATAATTGGTGGAGTGGCACAGGCATATATAACTGGTGGAATGATAATGTCTTACCATATTTTACTAAAGAAAGATGGGGCAACTTAGGTGAAAACATTAAGGATAGCTTATCTAACAGTTGGAATAGTTTTTCTAATTGGTGGGGCAATACAGCTATCGTAGGTTGGTGGAATAATCATGTTTCGCCTTGGTTTACGGCAGATAAATGGCGCGATATGGCAAACGGAATAATGCAAGGACTACAAAATGCGTGGTATAGTGTGCTTAATTGGTGGGATAGCAAACCAGAACTTCACAGAATATCAGTTGCGATAGAAGATTTCTTTAGCTATATACGTGACTTGTGGTATGATTTAAAAGACTGGTGGGGCGACTTATCGCTTAGATTTCCTCATATTAAAATGCCACATTTTAGCATTGAGGGCGAATTTAATCTTATGCCTCCAGAAGTGCCTCATATTAATGTTGATTTTTATGCTAATGGTGGCTTCCCAAACAAAGGACAGTTGTTCGTTGCTAATGAAGTTGCACCCGAAATGGTTGGTACTATGGACGGAAGAACAGCAGTAGCCAATCAACAGGAAATTACAACAGGTATTGCTAATGCAGTTTATCCGGCAGTTTACAATGCTGTTAGGGCAGCTATGGCAGAAAGTAGCAATAATATCAATGTAACGCTACAAGGCGACGCAGAAAATTTATTTACAATGGTACAAGATAAAGCTAATAACTACACAGCAATGACAGGCTTATCACCTTTTCCGTATTGATAAGATAAACGTATTGTGTTATCCTTTTGCTATACATAAAAAGCAAAGGGGTAACGCATTATGGCAGAAAAGAAAACAAAGAAAAAAGACAGTAAACTAAGCATAGCAGCGGCAATCACAGCACTATTTATATTCACAATCCCAATAGGTTTTATATTGGCTATCGTGGATTTAATTAAAAGCAAAGGCGACAAGTCACAAAGACACTTAGGCTCTTACTTTGCAATAGTATCGTTTGTACTATTTCTGATAGTTGCTTTTAGCAACGGAAGCGGTAACGGCAGTAACAATGCCAATGCTACGAAACAAGCTGGTACAACACAGCAAGATACAGATATAGCAAGATATGGCGATACAACACTTAAGTACCTTAAACACGAAATAATTACAGATAGCAATGATAGAGAAGTTGTTGTTGTCTATTTTGACTTTACAAATAATTCAAAAGATAACGAGGCATTTGTTTACAACTACAATGTTACTTGCTTTCAGAATGGCAAGGAACTTGACTATCCATTAGTCAGTTTTGATGTTGACGAATACAACAATGCGGCAAGAGAATTACAGACAGGCACTAATATTACAGTCGCCAAGATATACATATTAGAAGATAAGAGTGACGTTAATTTAGAAGTAACGCCTTGGGGTTCAAACAAGAAGCTTCTAAATCTGACATTAAAAGTAGAATAAAAAATCAGAACAAGTTGGGTAGACCTGTTCTGATTAGCACGTATGAGTGAATGTAAATTAACTCATACCAATAATAACAAATAAATAGCAAAATGACAAGGACATTTCACTTAATTGTGAGGTGTCCTTTTTGTGTGCTTAGAAAGTGAGGTTTTACTATGAATTTTATTCAATATGTAAAGCAAGTGTGGAAAGCTGGTGCTAACGGCGGTACTCCATTAAGTCCAGACAGACTTAATCATATGGAAGAGGGAATTAAGAATAACAATAGTATGATAAGTGAGCTAAACAACAACAATATAACTAATAATATTTGCACTAATTTATTAAACCCAACACTTGAAACTTCCTCTAAGAATGGTATTACTTGCACTAACAATGGGGATGGTACGTACACGTTCACTGGTACTGCAACAGCAGAAACAGATTTTACATTTAGCACTATAAAGTTAAAGTATGGAAAATACAAACTGCTCGATGCACTCGGATACCAACGAACATCTAACAATGCATGGGTTAAAACTCTACACGATGGCGATATTTTTGAAGTTGATGCAGATAAACCAATATTGCAAATACATATGAATTTTGCACAAGGTACTACAGCAAATAATCTTAATAAAAAACCAATGATAACTACAAATCTTAACGCAACGCATAATGATTTTGTATCTTATACTGGTAACACAGGACGGCTTAATGCAGATGTTGCTTTGTTGAACAACAATTTAACAATTAAAACTTACAATATAAGAGATAATGTACCAATGTATACCTATGGAAAAATATGCTTAATACACATTGATATAAGCCTTAATTTAAAAGTTGGCTGGAATGAATTAGGCACCTTGCCTAGCAATTTTTCTCCGTTAACACAATTTGAACAAATTGTGTTAAATGGGTCAAGAAAGCCACAAGGTTGGGCTCGAGTATCTGTAAATAACCAAGTTCAAATTTATAGTGATGTTAAGTATAGTGGATATATCGTAGGTGAAATTATTTATCTTGCAAAATAATATTATATTTTTTAAACTGCTCTCCAAACACTTCCACCTGCTACATAGTTTGCATTTTTTATTGTTGTTTAATTAACTTAATGAATAAAAATTCAAAATAAGTATTGAAATAAAATGTTAGCAGTAGGGGCAACTTAAAAATATAAATATATAAAACTAAGGGAACGTATCAGAAAAGGTACGCTCCCTTTTTTGTTACCTATTTTTTAGGCAGAAAGGGGCGATTGAATGATAAGTGCTGTAATTATCGAGGGAGTGACATTCCCAGTAGCTTACAACGGCTACACATACAGCAGAAACAAGATATGGTCTAAAAACACAGGCAGAAACGATTATGGAGAAATGGTAGGAACAATTGTGGCTATTAAAGACAAAGTAGAGCTTCAATTACCGCCATTAACAGGAGAACAGGCGTTATTGCTTGATAATGTGATTAGTGATGAAAATAACCCATTCCCAACAGCACAAGTCCTATTTTTAGGCGGTCAACAAAAAGAAATGACAATATACACAGGAGATGTGACATATCCGTATCTCACAAGAGCTAAAAATGAGGACGGACTTATAGTCGGAGCAAAATTAAGTTTAATTCAGAAATAAGGAGATTAACTATGAAAATAACAGGAAATGAAGTCTTAGCACATTATGAAGCATTAAGAAACGTAGCACAGCTTAAAATGAGTGGTAAGTTAGCAATTATCATTATGTCTAACATTAAGGCATTAGAACCGCACTTTAAAGCAGTTGTAGAAACGATAGAAAAGATACGCAAAGAAAATAAAGGGGATAGTAATAAAACAAAATCAGAGCTTGACGAACTAGGAGAACAGGAAATAGAAGTGCTTGAATGCACGAAAGTTAACATAAGTGCATTTGATAGCTGTGAAGCTATTGAGCCAGCACAGATTATTGCACTTAGCTTTATGATTAACGATTAATCAGCAGAAAGGGGCAATCCAATATATGAAAAATATCAATTGGGGTGCGAACTTCAACTTACTGTATGCAAGATATTACAGTAAATATTTAGTTGACGGAAAAGAATACAATCAGACACTTAATGAGTTTAAGTACAGCAATATAATCAATCCAAACAATAGCATTTCCATAGGTAACACTTGCAGTAGTAGTGTTACCTTTTCTATTTTTAAGCCACAAATTACACTTGAAAATAAGGACATAACTATTTTTGAGGGCGTTAAGGGTGATAGTGGAATTGAGTATGTACAGATAGGTATATTTACTGTAACTAAAGAAGAAAGCAACGGTGAATACACCAAGTACACAGCTTATGACAAGATGTACAAAGCTGAAAAAGGTTATTTTTCTGAATTAACTTATCCTAGTACGGATAAGGCTGTTTTAGAGGAAATCTGTACAAAGTTAGGCATACAGTTAGCAACTAGCATAACAAACACGCATACAATTACAGATAAGCCACAAGGTTATACAATGCGTGAAATGATAGGCTATATGGCTACGTTGCAAGGCGGCAATGCGGCTATTAATTCTGACGGAAACCTTGAAATAAAGTGGTACAAGGATAGCGGCTACGTGCTTGACGGACACCAATACTATCAGCAAGGCGTTACTTTTACTACTAGCAAGGATTTTACGATAAGAAAACTGACTTGTAATAATACAAAGTCCGGCGATAAGGAAACTAGCACAATCACTAGCGGTAGCGGTGCAACAGGACTTAGCTTTGCTAACCCATTTATGACACAAGCAATCCTTGATGAAGTTTACAAAAAGATAGGCGGCTTTCAGTTTAGACCACTTACAGTTAAGTTTTTAGGCGATTGGCGATTAGAGGTAGGTGACATTATAACTGTTAATAAGGGCGGCGTTGATTACAAAGTGCCTATAATGCAGATAACACACGAATGTGATGGTGGTTTGATGGATACAGTTGCATCTATCGGACAATCTGACACAGAAAACAGCAACATCGCTAGCGGTCCGATAACAAAGCAAATGGAACGATACTACGCCGATTTAGTCTTAATCAATAAGGCAGTTATTGAAAATGCTGATATAACTAAAGCTAATATTGAGAGCTTAAAAGCGCACCAAGCGTATATAGACCAACTAAAAGCTAATAAGATTGAAGCTGTCACAGCGGAAATTGTTAATTTAACAGTGAGCAAGGCTACAATTAATGAAGCTAATATCGCTAAGTTGCAAGCAGATTATGCACATGTAGGTGTGTTAAATGCAGATGTAGCAGACATTAAGACATTAATGTTTGGTTCAGCGACAGGTAAAAGCTTAACAACAGAATTCGCTAATGCAGTTGTAAGTGTTATCGGCAATGCACAGATTAAAGATGCTATGATTGACAGCATAGCTGCGAGCAAGATTACAGCACTTGACCTTAATACAACTAAGTTTAAAGTCCATAGTGAAAATGGAATGTCCTACTGGCAAGACAATACAATTATCATCAAAGATACTAACAGAATAAGAGTTCAAATAGGTAAAGACGCTAATTCGGACTACAATATGTACGTTTGGGATAAAGCTGGCAATCTTATGTTTGATGCCTTAGGACTTACTGAAAAAGGTGTTACAAGGAAAGTTGTTCGTGATGATGTTGTTAAAGATGACGCTAATATCAATGCAAGCAAGCTAGACATTGAAACATTATTTAATGTTATTAATAATGATAACACGCATACGCTTAAGAGCAACAAGGTATACCTTGATAACGAAAAACAGACACTTAATGTTGTTATGCAAGCTATAACAAGCGGCGCTGGTAAGGATTATACTCAATGGGGCGGTATGATGAAAGTTGCTAGCGATTTTATCACTAAGAAGCTATGGTGGACTGAAAATGTGGACGGCGAAAGCATTAAGACTAAGTTTTCTACTGTTAATCAGAAGTTAGATAGCTACGAAATTACGTTATCCGACTTATATCAACAAACGAACGATAACTTTATGGTGTATACAGTAACGGAAACACCTAACAAAGATAATTATCCAGCTATGAACTGGCACATACCGATTTACCCGGCAAATGATTTATACCCTAGTAATAACCTTGTATGGACTTTTAGCAATGATGAATATGCTAAACATCACGGAGCAATAGCATACAATGAAACAGCTCAAAAAACTTGGCGATGGGTTAAAGATGATAAAGGAAATTGGAGCTGGAAAGAGGTATCTAACACACAATTAGCTTATATGCTTAATCAGAACGCTAGCCTTAAGATTAATCTTGATAGCATATCAACAGAATTAACACAAACAAAGAAAAATCTGACAGATAATTATAGTACAACAACTACTATGATTAACAAAATTACGCAGGAAATTAATGATAATGGTTCAAGTATTAGTTTGGCACTTAGTGGAACTTACGCTAAGTCGAGCGATTTAAAAAGTTATGCAACCAAAACAAGTCTTGATTTATACATCAAAAAAGACCCTAAAACAGGCGAACTTAAGAGTGCTATCGAAGCTATTGCAGATACAATAAATATTACTGCAAGAGGCGGTCTTAACTTAAGTGGTAACAGGTTTACATTAAGTAGTACAAATACCAGCATTACCGCTGATGGAACAATAACTTGCAATAATTTTATTGGAAATGGCGGGAGAATAGCGCAGTGGAATATAGCTAATAATTCTATTAATTCTACTACGCCAGACGGAATGTACTGGGTTGGAATGACAACACCGTCAAAAAGTACAGATTGGACATATGCTGTAATGCATAATGAAAATACAGCAAGCAACCCTGTTTGGAAGGAACAATGGTATGTTAGGGCAGATGGACTAATGTATGCTGCCAACGCAGTTATAACAGGAACGGGTTATTTTACTGGTGGTACGATTGGTGGCTGGGATATTACATCAAATTCAATTCACAAATTTACATCTGATAATAAGTATTACGTAGGTATGAATATACCAGAAAAAAGCGATAGTTGGGTACTTGCCACGTTAACAAATGAGGGAACTACTACTGAAAAATGGAAAGAAAAGTGGTATGTACGTGCTGACGGATTGATGTATGCAAGTAACGCCGTCATATCCGGAACTGGATATTTAACAAGTGGAAAAATCGGCGATTGGAACATTCAGGGATATTTACAAGCGGATACTTTAGCAAATGATGGGTATCTAAGACGTGTTTGGATGTCACCTTATCAGCAAAATTCTGGTGACAACACTTGGGTATATTCAATTCAAAAAGGAATTCAAGCAGGAAACACCCCACAATATCTCAGTCCTCTTTGGGTTGTTTATGGCAGCGGTAATATGTTAACACAAGAATTAACCACTCAAGGAAATTTAACTGTAGGTAGCAATGGTAATCCACGAGTTGCAAGCTTTTATTGCGACAATCCTAATTCAACTCAAGCAGCAACAAATGTCAGAATATTTAATTCAGAAAGCAACTCAACATTTTATACACAGACAGAGCTTTCTTTGACAGGTTCTATGATTGCTAAGTATTCAATTACTGCAATGGGCGGTTTTATTGGTACAATAGCTTCGGACTCCGACAGAAATGTAAAAAAAGATATTAAGGCATTAGAAATAGAACGGACTGCTGACTTTATATATAGCTTAATTCCAAGCGAATTTAGGATGAAAGATGGTACTTCCAACCGATTACACCACGGCTTTATTGCACAAGAAGTTAAAGAAAAAATGGGCGATAGCGATTGGGGGTTATTTATAGATAAAAAAGTTAATGACGATAACTACGAGATACAAGTTTCGGATGAAGACGGAAACACAACTAAAGAATTAACAGCAAGATATGCATTACGTTATGATGAATTAATAGCGGATTTGGTTGCAACTGTACAATCACAGAATATGCGAATTAAAAAATTAGAAAAGCAATTAAGTAATTAAGGACATCTTCGGGTGTCCTTTTTTAATACAAATTAGGAGGTAAAACACAATGTTAGACATCAACTCATCAATTCAGAAAAATGGAACATTATCTGTTCAAAATTTAGACGGAACACTTAAACAGGTGGCTTATCTGTCAGCTACAATCAGCGAAAGCGGCACAGTTAGTATGTCAGCCAGTTTCAATGATTTTGCGGCATACTTAGCAAATGATACAGCACTAGACAGCGAGCTTAAGAGCTTCCTTGATGGTGTTAAAAACACTTACAAGGCAACATACAGCACAGAAGATAACACAATTAGTTCAGATGTAAATATAACAGGAACAGTAGAAAGCGAGGTATTTTAGTATGATTAAGTGTGGAGATTTTTCAGCGTGGAATGGTGTAGTTGACTGGAGCAGAGTTAAGGCGGCAGGACTTACTCACGCTATTCTTAAGGTTATCAGACGTGATTTTGACCCAGATAAGCAGTTTGAAAATAACTGGAAAGGCTGTCAGTTAGCAGGCGTGCATATCTGCGGTGTATATAATTATGTATGCACACCGACAGTAGAAGAAGCTATTGCGGCGGCTAAAAGAGTATTAGAAGTGCTTGACGGACGTAAGGTAACTGTCTGGATGGACGTTGAAGATGAATGTATGCGGAACTTAGGTTCAGAGCTTATCGACATTATCAAGGCTTACAAAGAGGTTATCGAGAGTGCAGGTTATCAGTTTGGTGTGTATACTGGCTTATCATTCTATGGTAGTTATATCAAGCCTTATACAAACCCTAGCGACTTAGATTGTCCATTCTGGATAGCACGTTACTACTTAGGTTATGATGAAATGCAGTTAAATGATGATGTTAATGCGGATAAGACACCCAGTATCGACCATTATCTTGCGGGGTGGCAGTATACTTCTAGCGCAAGAATTGACGGTGTAGACGGAGTTTGCGACTTATCAGAATTTTATGGCTTTCATAATGATGAAGATAATACAGAAGATAACAGCGAAGAAGACAATACAGAGGATAACACAGATGAACACGTATATGCTACATATGCCGCTTATACAGATAGGTGGTGGGGTGAAGTAGAGGACAGAGAAGATTGGGCTGGTGCAGGCGACAATAAAGCTATCACAGCACTTATTATCAAGGTTAGCAGAGGTTCAGTTAAGTACAGAGTTCACTTAAAGGGCGGTGATTGGCTTCCTTATGTTACAGATTTCAATTATAATGATTTCAACAACGGCTTTGCAGGCGACCAGAAAACACCGATAGATGCCGTAGAAATCATCTACTATACACCAGAGGGTGAGCCTTGGAAGTATGCTAAGTATATGGTATCTGTATTCAACAACCGCAACTTCTATCCAGAGCAGATAGATGATGAAACATCTAACGGAATGGACGGATATGCAGGTGTTATGGGTAATGCTATCGACAAGTTCCAGTTAGTTGTCGAATAGTGTCAGAATAACACGACCGAAAGTGTTTGAAATATACTAACGATAAATGTATAATAAACTTGTCTTTGAGAAAAGACCCTTAAACATTTTCAAGTTCTGGCAGGCGATATTGTTTGATTGGCGTTGGCAATATCGCCGCTACACTTGACACTATAGAACGTGTGTTCTATAATAATTACATCGTCACAATAGTAAAAGAGGGGAAGTGCGAATGTGAATAACAATGATTACAAAAAGGAAATTATTGAAATGGTAGAAAATACTAACGATAATGCAGTATTAGAGTATATCTATAAAATAATAGCAGATATAAAGAAAACTAGTGCAACATAATGTTGCACTAGTACACTTGAAAGAATAAAAGATTTTATCGCAATTTCATAAATCGTGAGTATTAATTAAAGTTCATCATAAGCAAGTAGCCCAAGTTTAGTAATAGTTACATCTTCAAGGGTTTGGGTAATGTAACCTTTATTACTAAGCTCTCTCATAAATGGCAACATTGAAATCATATCAATGCCAAGATAACTAGCAATGTCGGCATAGTTAGTGTTGCCATTTTTATCTCTTTTCTCTACTATAGTCTTTAAAAAATCCTTCGATTCAATCATTTATTACAACTCTCCTTTAAATAAATTAATTAAGCCGAGGACATATTCTTGCTTTTCGTCACTTAACTCGAAAAATGTTTTTAATGAGTGTAATAATCTTTTGTCATTTCTAATTTTAATCCACAAATCAGCTTGTTCAGATAAAATAAGCTGTTCTTCTTCGCCAGTTCTTAAATATTCGGCTGATACGCCTAAATATTCAGCAATTTTTCCCAACCTATCATCTGGCAATGTGCCTTTACGCAACTGGCCTATATATCCGTTAGCAAAACCACATTCTAATTCTAATTTATGTATTGAAATCTTCCTTTGTTTGCATAGGTCTTTTACTCTTTCTACTGTGTTCATTTGTGCTTTCCTCCATTTTTTAGAGTTTCACCTAAAAAAGGTGTTGACAAATTAGAGAACACTCTATATAATAAGTTTAAAGGTTAGGGAAAAGCCTAAAAAATAAACTTAAAGGGAAGTGCTCTCAAAATATGTTTCTCGACAATTCATATATTAGAACTTTCTCTAAAGATTGTCAAGCTTTTCTCTAAATCTTTATTAAATAAAGAAAGGAGAAGTCTATGTTTTATCAAAATGTTGTCGCTTATTGCGAAGAAAACAATTTGTCAATACACGCATTTGAAAAAAAATGTGGTCTTGGTAATGGAGTTGTAGGCAGGTGGAAAGATAATAATTCTTTACCGGCGTTAACCACAGTACAAAAAATTGCAGAAGCAACAAAAATCCCAGTTGAAAAATGGATTAAGTAAAGAGGTATCAATGAAGAAATTAAGACTTTGTGACATAGCATTAATAACATCAATAATCGCTGTTGTTATTGCAATATTGAATATTTCACTTACGATAATTGACTTACTATTTTGATTATTAAATCAGATAAACTGATTATTATTGCAATAATTGAAATCGCAAGTGAAATTTTTGAGTATTTACTAGAAGAAGCAGCATTTTTATTAGCAGTGTCTGCTAATGATTGAGCGGATTTAGCAGTATCTTGTGCTGATTGAGCCAATTTTTCTAAAGCAGGAACAGTATTTTTTAAATATTCTGATTGACTTTCCATTAATTCATATGGAGATTTGCCTTTTTCATAATTAGGCATTTTCATATTTGGAACTGTTGGCTTGATAAACATATCATCTAAATTTGGATGATTTGGAACATATTGCATAGTAGTACTCCTTTGTTTTTTTTTAACACATTATATCACAGAAAGGAAGTGAATTGAATGAGTGAAAAGGAAAAGGAAATCATCAAGAAGTTATCCGATACAATACCAAAACTTGATGATAGCAAGAAAAATTACATTCTTGGTGTCGCTGAGGGAATGGCAATGGTAAGAGAGAGCGAAAAGACAGAAAGAAAGGAGTAAGAATGAGTAAAATCAAAAAATGTGTAAGCATATTTTTGAATAAGCATTTTGTGAAATGGAAATTTTTACAGAGTACATTTGTTATTCCATTTCAAAAAAATGGGAAGATGTATTTGCATATTTCACAGGTTTGCGAAAACGGAACAAGAGTTATAAAAAGAACTTTCCTCATTGAGCATTTGGTTGATGATAACTTGGCGGTTACGAACCAAACACTCGCAGAGGAAAAAAGAGTGTTTAAAAACCCTACATTATTTTAATCCATGTAGTATATCCACACTCATCACACTCCGGTAATGTTTCACCACGATGTTTTATAGAAACAATTCCGTTGTCGTTTTCGTTACCACACTGCATACATACATATGTACCGCAGTTTACAGTGTCGTATGTACTAAATGTTTCAGAGTGACGATTATCCATATTTTCACCTCTTTTCTCAATAGAATAAGAGGATTATACCACAAATTATTTAGAAAGGAAGTTTATGGAATTACAGATTTTTAATAATGAAGAGTTTGGAGAAGTCCGAATGACAGAAATTGACGGAAAACCATATTTCGTAGCAACAGATGTGGCAACCGCACTTGGATATATAAATCCACGAAAGGCTGTGAACGACCATTGTAAGGGGGTAACGAAACGTGACACCCCTACATCTAGTGGTGTTCAGCAGATGTCATACATAAATGAGGGTGATTTATACCGACTTATTATGAAATCAAAATTACCTAGTGCAGAGAAATTTGAAAGTTGGGTAATGGATGAGGTACTTCCGTCAATCAGAAAGACGGGCAGTTATGGTATGCCAAAGACAACAGGCGGTCAGATACAGTTATTAGCACAGGGTTATACAGAACTTGAACAGGCTGTTAACTCTATCAAAGAAGATATGACAGAGCTTAAGGATAACACACCTCTTTACGGCTGTGAGATTGATGAGGTCAAACAGCACGTTAATAGAAAAGGCGTAATTGTACTTGGTGGCAAGGATAGCGAAGCTTATAAGAACGGCAGTATTCGCAGTTCGGTATATTCTGACATATATAAGCAGTTAAAGCGTGAGTTTGGTTGCGTAACAACATATAAGAGCATAAGAAGAAAGTACATTGATAATGTACACAAGTTTATAGATGATTATGCGTTGCCTATGGCACTTGCTGAACAGGTAAAAGAAGCTAATGCACAGATAAGTATGAGTTTTTGAGAAAGGAGTAAGAGTTGGAAAGACAAAGATACACAATAACAGACAAAAACGGAAAAAGCGTAATTGCCGAGAAAGAAGCTTCTCGTTTTATAAGCATTGATGAATTTGCACAGCATATTGCTATGGATATTGTGGATGATTACAGAAATATTAAAAGCGGCGATAAGCGCCTTGAAGAAACTAACATTGAGCTATCAATCAAAGTACTTACCGCCATTTCCCCAGTAATCGAAGCATTTAGAAGTGCTTCAGGTTACGGAACGGATTGTTAGTCGCTTCAGCTTTTGCTAATTGCGGTTCTTCAGCGGGCACTGAACTGATAATTTCTGAATAGTATTGGTCGTACAGTTTTCTAAAATCATCATATGAGCCATTATAACCACAAATTTTAGCGGTAGCATAAGCTGATATATATTTTCCGGCAGTCATATTTCACCTCTTTCCTATAAAAAGATAAGAGGATTATATCACAATTTTTAAAATAAGGAGAAGTTTATGGAAGATATACAGGCAACGCCACAGTATAGCATATCAGTAGAAGAACTGATTGCAGAAAGAAACAACTTGGAAATCTCTATTGCGGCATACAAGAAAGCTAAGAGAGACAGCAAGATAGCTGAATATTTATGGATTTTATCAGCAATATTATTTGTTGTGTCAATGATATTTCAGCTTATTAATTAGAAAGGAGTTTTAGCAGATTGATATTTATTATTTCTGAAAAAGGCGAAAGAGAGCAGATTAATGAGGTAGAAAAACTTGAAATTCTGGCACACATTGGCAGAAGAACAAGTTACCTCTTAGGAAGAAATAAACATTGTGAACTCTTAAGAAGAGTAGTTGTAAATGACATTTTAGGGCAGTTAAAGCACGAATACGGGTGTGGTTTGAGTGGACTGAAAAAGAAGTACATAGCAGACACTCACGATTATATCGACTGCTACGAACTGCCTACGATAATGAAAGAGAGATATAAGCTATGATACTAGGTTTTATAGCAGGAATAATATTCGGCATAATACTCACAACAGTTTGTGCTGTTATCGCAACAATAAGAACTAATGCAGAAGAAAGGAAAGAACAGTATGAAACAGGTAAACGAGAAAGTAATAACAGTACAGGATTGTATTGATATGTATGAGAAAAAGGGTATGTATACAGTTATTGACGGCGGTAGAGTTGTTGGATTTGTAGAAAAGAGAGAGGAGAACTAAAGATGAAAGAGAGAAATAACAATATTACAGTTTTTGGGTTAGTTGCAGAAGAACCAGCTTTTAATCACGAAGTTTTTGGAGAAAAATTCTTTAAGATGATGATTTCTATTGACAGGGTTAGCGGAGCAGTAGATACACTTCCTGTTCTTATATCTGAAAGAATTGTAGATATGAACGAATTAAAAGCAGGTACTTGCGTAATGATTACAGGAAGAATAAGAAGCTACAACGAGCATATAGGTGAAAAAAGTAAGTTAATATTAGCAATCTTTACTGAAGTTATAGAGATATATGAAAACGAGGCAGAGCCACCTTTTAATAACGATGTAGTTCTTAGAGGTTTTATTTGCAAAGAACCTATATACAGGGTAACACCGCTTGGAAGAGAAATAGCAGATGTTATTATAGCCGTTAACAGAGCATATGGCAAGTCAGACTATATACCTTGCATAGTTTGGGGCAGGACAGCTAAGTTTGTCGGTCATTTGCCAATAGGAACACATATAGAAATGACAGGTAGGTTTCAGTCAAGACCTTATACAAAAAAGATAAGTGAAGATGAAATTGAAAACAGAGTAGCTTATGAGGTATCAGTAGGCAGAGTTGAGATTATAGAGGAAAAGGAGAATGCTGATGAATAGTGATATTACAGTTTCAGAATTAGCTAGTATGGCAGCAGATAATGAAAAGCGTTGTCAAGTATGGCATCCAGTTCAAGGTGTTATATTTGACGGCACGTTTGATGAACTTGACAGACGGCATTATCTTGCAGACAAGACGGTTGATAACTTCTCAATAGAAGATGATGTGTTCATTATGAATATATAAATAAGGAAAGGATATGTTTATGGAAAGAGCAATTTTAAAAAAGGTAGTACTTGAAAACTTTATGTGTTATGCACACGCAGAATTTGACTTCTATGCCATTACAAAAATTGTGGCTAAGAATGGCAAGGGCAAGTCGACTATTGCAACGGCTTATCTGTGGTGCTTATTCAACTGCGATTATGAATTAAAGGATAATCCGGTTGTTAGACGAGAGGTTGATGGAAAATCCGTTGATGATATGGATACAAGTGTTGAACTTACACTTGATGTTGACGGAAAGGAAATAACTATGAAGAAAGTGCAGAAGCGTACTTACAGCAAAGATGGCAGCAGTTATAAGGACGATAACAAGTACTTTATCAATGATGTGCCTAAGACTTTAAAGGATTTCAACACATACCTTGATGCTGATATGAATGCATTCAAGATGCGTAGTAATGTAAATGCTTTTCTTAATCAGAAGCCGGCAGAAATGAGAGAATACTTATTCGGGCTTGTAGGTGATGTTACAGACCTTGATATAGCTTCACAGAAAGCCGAATTAGCCGAGTTAGTTCCTTTACTTAATAAATATACAGTTGAGGAATTATCCGCTATGAATAAGGCTACAAAGACCAAGATTACAAAGGATTTACCTATTCTTGACGGACAGATTAAGGAAAAGGAAAGAGATATACAGCTTAAACAGGCTATTGAAGTATCTAACCTTGAATTACAGAAGAACAGCCTTAAAGAGCAGATTGCTGATTGCATGGCAAAGCAGACTGACAATGACAAGCTGATAGCTGAATATGACAAGGATAGTTCGGATATTCTCAACTTGAAGTTTGAACTTAGCGATATGTCACGCAAGGCTAATGAAGAAAATGTTAAGGCTAGAAGGAATCTTGAATCGCAGATTAGTAACCTTAATTATGTAATTGATGATGGAAAGAAGTCTGTTAGAAATGAAGAAGAAATTGTCGGATTTAACAAAGAGAAGATAGAAGAGCATCAAAGAACACTCGATGTTAGCAGAGAAGAATGGAAAGCTGAAAAAGAGCGTGAATTTGACGAGAATAGCCTTATTTGTCCTTATTGTAAACAGGAATACCCAGAGGATAAAAAAGAGGAATTAAGGGCAGATTTTAAGGCACATAAAGAAAATGAACTTAACAGAATTACTGATAAGGGCAACACAGCTAAAGAAATGCTTGATGAAGCTAAAAAGGCATTAGATGAAGCTGAACAGGAATTGACCGACAGAAAGCAGAAGTTAGAAAAGCATTTAGTTGATTTAGCAGACATTAAAAAGCAGTTCGCAGAACTTCCACAGGAGATTGATGTATCAGCCACCGAGGAATATAAGGCACTTGAACAGAAGATTGCCGAAAAGGAACAGGCTATGCACAAAGCTAATGATATTTCAGCAGTCAAAGCTGAATTAAAGGCACAGGAAACAGTTTTAAGGCAGCAGTTAGCAGAATGTGAAAGCCAGATTGCAAAGTCAGATACGGCAGCAGATGAACAGCGACTTGAAGAATTAAAGCAGACAAGGATTGATTCTGAACAGAATAAGACTAATGCTGAGAAAATCCTTGATTTACTTGATAAACTTGACAAAGCGAAGAATGAAGCCTTGACAGAAGCAGTAAACAGCCATTTTGGGTTAGTTAAGTGGCAGTTGTTTGAATATGCCAAGAATGGTAATTACAAGAGTTGTTGCATACCTACAGTTGACGGAAAAAGTATTTTAACAACTATGAGTAACAAGGGTAACAGGATTTTAGGCAGAGTTGATATTTGCAACTCTATTCAGAAGATTAGTGATATATCAGTGCCTATTATTTTAGACGATAGTGAGAGTTTAGATGAAGATAATCAGAAAAAAGTTGTTGAAATGGTAGATAGCCAGTTGATTATGCTGATTGTTAATAATAGCGAGAAATTAGAGATTGTGGAGGGATAATATGACTTCTATATTAGAACGTTCATTCAATTTCAATGGCTTTAATTGTTATGTGATAATGCGGCATATGGGCGACAGCTGTTACAGATGTGGATATGTGCAGGTTTCCAAAAGGTTGCCTATCAATACAGCAAGTATAAATTGCCACGGCGGCATTACATATGCAAACAAAGAAGCACCTAGTCCGCTTGAAATTGATGATAAAAACAAGTGGTACATTGGATTTGATTGTGCTCACGCATTTGATACTACGGATTTTTGGACTGTAAGCAGGGTTAGCAACGAATTAAGACAGATTGTCGGTCAGATTTTAAGTGGAGAAAGGTAGGAAAGTAATTATGGCAGAGAATACACAGTTAGTTGAATATGAATCAAATGGAGAAATGGTAAAAATTTCTCCAACAATGATAAGAAGATATCTTGTAAATGGCGGCGGTAATGTATCTGACGGAGAAGTAATGATGTTTATGTCATTATGCAGATACCAGCACTTAAATCCGTTTTTGAGAGAAGCATACCTTATTAAGTACGGAAGTAACGACCCAGCCACAATAGTTACCGGAAAAGATGTTTTCACAAAGAGAGCCAATGCAGACCCACGATATAAGGGAAAGAAAGCAGGAATCGTTGTAATTAAAAAGGACGGAACAGTTGAAGAACGAGAGGGAACAATGGTTTTACCTAACGAAACTATCGTAGGCGGCTGGGCGAAAATCTTTATCGACGGAAAAGAGGACGAGTATCAGTCAGTAGGCTTTGATGAGTATGCAGGAAGAAAAAAAGACGGCTCGCTCAATAGTCAATGGGCGAAAAAACCAGCTACAATGATTAGAAAAGTAGCTGTTGTACAGGCTTTGAGAGAAGCTTTCCCGGACAGATTTCAAGGGTTATATGCGCAGGAAGAATTTCAGAATATATCAGATGTGAAACTTGATACAGAAAAGGTTGTTGCTGATGAGATTAAAGAAAACGCAAACAGCGTTGATTTTGAAGAAAGCAACATTATTGAGGGTACAGCTACAGAAGTAACCGAAGAACAGGCAGAAGATAGCACATTACCACCATTTATGCAGGCAGAATAGGAGATTAGATATGACAGTATACGAATTAATACAGGAATTAAGTCAGTATAATGCAGATACAGAAGTTAAGTTTCACTGTGAAGCTGAATATGATACTGACGTTGAAGCAGAATTTGACAGAGAGAATGAAAACGACACGCAGGAAGTGACAGTTACAGCAAGTTTTGACGATAAAGTAGATTTTGATGATATTGACAATTATGAGCCAGCACACAAGAGAACTTGGCAGGAAGACCCATTCATTGTTATTAATTTATCTTATTAAGGAGAACTAATATGAGAGTAATTTCACAGCACGGCAATGTTGATTTGCCTTACGAACAGATAGTTGTGTGTCACGCAATGGAAAATGTCACAGCACTACACAATGAGAAAGAATATGTTTTAGGCAAGTATTCTTCACAGGAGAAAGCGTATAAGGCTATGGAAATGCTTAGAGAGACATATATCGGTATGCCTATCGTAATGCAGAATGTCGCTATTTCAGAAGATGTGGCAAAGGAATTTGAAAGATTAAAGAAATGTGGCGTTATGGTGCGAGCAGAAAATCAGCCGTCAAAAGTAGATTTTATCAACAATGCTGTTTTTCAGTTCCCGCAGGATGATGAAATCGAGGTGTGAGTATGGCGAAACACACAATGCAAGAATTGTACCAATGGCAGGCATTACCGCTTAATATCAAGATTTTAATGACAGCCGAGAGAATACGAAGTTGGGTGAATGAGTTTGGCGAAGATGGAGTGTATCTGTCATTTAGTGGTGGCAAGGATAGTACAGTTTTAGGGCACATAATCAGAGAAGTTTGCGGATATAAAAACATTCCTTTTGTGTTCGTAGATGTACCGACACAATATCCAGAGTTAAAGGAATTTGCAAGGACATTTGATAATCTTGTGATTTTGAAACCTAAAATTTCATTTGCAGAGGTTTGCGAAAAGTATGGATTTCCACTTTTTGGAAAGGAAATTGCAAACTGCATAGATGGTGCAAGAAGATATGTAAAATGGCTTGACAGCAAAAATAATAGCAACACAATCTCAACAGACAGACAGACAGACAGACAGACAGACAGACAGACAGACAGACAATTCCGTATGCTTGCTATATGGCAGACCTAATGGGAATAGACAGGAGAGTAAACAAAAGCAATGCAGATTATCAGAGTTTGCAGATGGGAGTTATCCCTAGCGGTTCAAAGCGACGTTTAGATAGGTTAAATGGGGTTTTGCTTGATAACAATGGCGAAAAATCACAGTTTAATATGGAGAAATATAAATTTACTCTTGATGCACCATTCAATATTAGCGACAAGTGCTGTGATTATCTCAAGAAAGCTCCGTCGCTCGAATATGAGAAGATGACAAAAAGAAAGCCAATCTTAGCAACTATGGCGACGGAAAGCAAGGTAAGGACACAAAAATGGCTACAAGAGGGTTGTAATGCGTTTGACTGCAAAAGACCACATAGTAAGCCTATGTCATTTTGGACTGAACAGGACGTGCTTTTATACATCAAGGAGAATAATCTTCCTATCTGTTCAGTGTATGGAGATGTAGTTGTTGATTATTCGGCTATGGGGCAATGCGAAAATCAAATGTCATTTGCTGATTTTGGGATTTTGGATAAGGAAAGACCATTGCTGAAAACTACAGGATGTCAAAGAACTGGATGTGTGCTGTGTGGATTTGGCTGTCATTTAGAGAAAGAGCCGAATAGGTTTCAGATGTTAAAAGAAACACACCCGAAATTTCATAATCTGCTTTATGTATTAAAGAACAATGGTGTTACATATGCAGAATCTATTGACTGGGTAAATGAACACGGAAATATGAATATTAAGTATTAAAGGAGTACTTAAATGAAACTTAAATGTATAGCAACAGGAAGTACAGGAAATTGCTACACCTTAACTTCCGACAGTGGAGAAACACTTATCCTTGATTGTGGAATACCGATTAAGGAGATTAAAAAAGGCTTAAATTGGAATGTCAAAGATGTTGTGGGTGTGTTATGCACCCATAAGCACCTTGACCACAGCAAGTCATTAAACGATTTTAAGTCAATGGGAATACCGATTTATGCACCATATTTGAAGATTGATTATATGTCAATGAATATGGGCGAGTTTACAGTAAAGCCCTTTGATTTAACGACAATAGACGGAAACTGGACACACACAGACGCAAATGGCGAACCTTGCCCGATATTCGGATTTCTGATAGCACATAAGGAAATGGGTAAGTTACTTTACATAACCGATACAGAGCTGATTAAGTGGCGTTTTAAGGGCATAAACCACATTCTCTTAGGTGTGAATTATGACAAGGATTTAGTTGATACCGACAATCCGAAAGCCAATCACGTTTTCAGAGGTCATTTATCTATTGATACAGCTTGTGATTTTGTTAAGGCTAACGATTCAGACAGCTTGCAGAATGTCATAATGTGCCATTTATCAAGTGAAAATGCTGATAAGGATAGTTTTATCGAGAAAATGAAGAAAGTTGCTTGTGGGGCGAATGTGGACGTTGCGATTGCAGGGAAAAGTTGGGATTTGAAAAATCCCAGTGAGTGTCCGTTTTAGAAAGGAGCAATAATGATGGAGAGATTAACAAGCAACAAGCCAATACCTGATATGAATATGCTTGAATTGGCATATAACAGCTGTTATTTAGATAAAGAACGCAAGGCAAGATACAGGAATTATGAATTAGATATCGACAGTAGGGAACTTGCAAAAGACCTTGTTGAAGATATGTGTGATGAAGATTTATCTGATATGTCAGATGAAGAATTTGACGAGTATATGTCTGAAATGCTGTCGGTTGAAGTGGATAGTCAGATAGGACTGTTAGCCTTGTTTTATCGCAATTTATGGGCTATGGCTGATTTAAGAGAAAAACTGAAAGGATATGAGGACTTAGAGGAACAGGGCAGACTTTTGAAATTGCTATGCAATAGAGGAGACGAGGTTTACTTTATAAAGTCTGCTTTTTCAATGGCACATTTTCCTATAGAAGCGAAGATAACAAGCATTTGTGGAGTTGATTGTGACAATGATGTAATGTATTCATCAATTACTGAATACAACAAAATTGATAGAAGATTTAAAAGTTCTGATATAGGTAAAACAGTATTCCTCACAAAATCCGAAGCAGAAGCAAAACTGAAAGAATTGAGAGGTGCAGAAAATGAGTAATGTAACATGCGATGAAAATTGTGCTGAATGCGGTAGATGGACTACTATGCATTCTAATGGAGAATACGTTAGTTATGATTGTTTGGTTACAGGAAAATATATCGTAAAAAAGAAAAGGAAAAGGGAAAGGGACAATGAGAATGACTAATGCCGACAGAATAAGGAGAATGACGGACGAGGAATTAGCAGAATTTCTTGTCGGATTTAAAAACACATTCGGCGAGGAATGCGAGGGAGAAGCTAGTTGTATGGAGTGGCTTCAATCAGAAGCGGAATAGAAGAGAGGAAGTGAGATATAAGATGAAACCTAGTAAAGCAATAGACGGATTAAAAAATCTTAGATTGTTTATGGAATTAGAAGATAAGCAAAATGAAATTAAGTTTGCGAAAGATAATTATGAAGCTATTACATTAGCAATCAAAGCACTTGAAAAGCAGATTCCTAAGAAACCCGATTTTACAGAAGATAAGGAGTTTGCTTTATGTCCTTGTTGTAATGGTAATGGATTAGCTGATAAGCAGGAATATTGTGATAATTGCGGTCAGAAATTAGACTGGTCAGAAGAAAGTGAGGAATAAATATGGCAAGAATATTTAGATTTAGTGGTTATTATGTTAATGTAGACAGAGTACCATATAGCGAAAAAAATTTTGCATTAGCTTTGAAAGAAACCATTAGTGACAACGGAGAGTTTCAGCAATTGCACGTTGAGCGGTCAGAAGATTTTAAACTTGATGGCGAAGATGTGCCGAACTGTGACCTCGCATTACTCACAAGACATTTTAAGGAAGATAACATCAGCACAGAATTTGACAGACCTTTACCTAAGAAAGGTGAGGGGTACAGACATTTCAAGTTAGGTAAAATCGTAACAGTAATAGGCGTATCAAGACATACTGAAACAGAAGAACTGACAGTTGTTTATGAATATGAGGGACATATTTGGAATAGACCTCTTGAAGTGTTTATGAGTGAAGTTGATAAGGAAAAATATCCTAATACAGAACAGAAATACAGATTTGAGTTAGTAGAAAGTGAGGAATAAAGATGAGTGGGTTAATTGATTCATTAATTAAAATGCTTAAAGATAGCAATGCAGGATTTATCTCGACTAAGGTAGGCGAGTACACGATTATTGTTACGGATGACGATGATGGAGCCAAGGTGCTTAATGAAGCTTGGGATGATTATGTAGAAGAAAGTGAGGAAAAGTAATGAATTATATTTTATCAATTTTATTATTTGTACTTATTGAGTTAGGCATCTCTTTGGTAGAAAGCTTTGTCATATCATTAATAGCTTGTATATTAGGTATTAACATAGCATTTAAGATAATTTTATTTGTGGTATTTATTATAAATTTGTTTTTGCCTGTAAAAGGGAAGTAAGGAGGAAAAGAAATGAATCGTGTAATTTTATGTGGAAGATTGACTAGAGAGCCAGAGATTAGATATTCACAGACAGCAAGCGGAAGTATGGCAGTTGCAAGATACACATTAGCTGTTGACAGAGCTTTTAAGAAAGAGGGCGAACAGGCAGCAGACTTTATTAACTGCATTGCGTTTGGTAAGAATGGAGAGTTTGCAGAGAAGTATTTGCACCAGGGAACTAAGATTATCGTTGAGGGTAGATGGCAGACAGGCAACTATACCAACAAGGACGGACAGAAAGTTTACACTAATGATTGCGTTGTTGAAAGACACGAGTTCTGTGAAAGCCGTACTAATCAGCAGAGCAACAATAATGGAATTATGGGCGGTAACAGCAGTAATGACAGCTTTATGTCAATTCCAGATGGTGTGGCTGATGAGGGATTACCATTTAATTAAAGAGGTGTGAGTATGACAGAGAATGAAGCAATTAAAGAGTTTCAGCAGAATATTGATATGCCATTTGGAAGTAACATATCAAGAGAAGCGTCTGAACTAGCAATACAGGCACTTGAAGAAGTACAACAGTACCGGGAAATTGGTACACCGGAAGAATTACAGGATATGAAAAGCAATTATTTTGAAGCATTAAGTGATTGGCGCCAATATCGTAAGATTGGGACTTTGGAAGAATGCCGGATGGCGGTAGAAAAGCAGATACCGAAGAAGCCAACCTATGAGGGCGATGGAGATAGTAAAGGCAGGTAAAATTAATGGATAGAGATTGCAATAAATGTATACATCATACTACAGGAACTTGCAGTACTTTTAACTGTGAGTTTGTAACAGCTGATGATGTAAGAAATAAGGCTATTGATGATTTTGCAAAAGCTGTTGAAGATGCAGGGCTTATCTTTGTTGATGATATGTTTAAGCTAGAAGAGCTTGCGGAACAGCTAAAGGCAGGTGATAATAGTTGAATTATCAGAACATAGCAAGAGCCAAGGCAATAGAACAGGAAAACAAAAAGCGACTATTGAAGCTGAATCCAAAGCTAAATGACAAAAGTGGAATATACTTCTTACTCCGAGAAGATGAAAACGGATTTAAGTATGCGTATATCGGACAGGCGATACATACGTTCAGCAGATTAGCAAGCCACCTTGTAGGTTATGAACAGCACATAGATTTGAGCCTACGCAAACATAAGCTATATTCGGAGGATAATCCATATGGTTGGCGAGTTGAATTTCTGAATTTTTCAGAGAGTCAGCTTGACGAAAAGGAACAGTATTATATCAAGTTATATGCCAATAAGGGCTATCAGCTCCGCAATAAGACTTCTGGTTCTCAGGGCGAGGGTAAGGCACAGATAGACGATTATAGACCAGCTAAAGGCTACAGAGATGGTCTTAAGCAAGGCAGAAAGAACCTTGCAAGGGAATTATCCTCTATCGCAGAAAAACATCTTAAAATCGAATTGAGAGACGATAAGAAGCACAACAAGGTGTCGCAGAAGCAGTATGAGAGGTTTATGGATTTATTGAAAGTGGGTGAGACTAATGCTGATACCAACAGCTAAAGCTAAAGAGTTTGAGAAGTTCGGATTTAAGAAGTGCAAGGGTGAATATGGCAAGAATGGTTGTTATTACCTTTGTGTTGCAAGAGGTGTAAAAATGCTTTTTGTGAGCAATGTGATTTTTGGTGTTAATGATTGGATAGATAATGATCCGAGGATACATAAAGACGCAAATTGCAGATATAGAGACCACAGGACATATCTTGATATTATCTATGAATTAATCAAGGCAGATATGCTTGTAAGCGATTGTTTGAAAGGGGGTGAAGTAGATGGCTAAAGCAGTATTGGTTATGGATATGCCAGAATCATGCAGTAAATGCAAATTTTTATATGAGTTTCAAGGTATTAAAAAGTGTCACCTCATGAACGTACTCAATAATGGGGCATCAAAGCTGTCACAGAATACATTTACAGTGAAGCGACATGGAAAGTGTCCTCTTCAGGAACTGCCGGAGAAGAAAGAAGAGTTTGAGCTACGGAAGTGCAAAGGCTCTGTGAAAGGAACATGGAAAGTTCCATTGATTGAGAATAAAGGCTTTAATGCCTGCTTGTATGAAATTTTAAAAGAAAAGAAAGTGGGTGATTCAGAATGAAGATTTTAAGCAAGAAGAAATACAATAAACTCATTGAAGATTTTGAGGAATTGCAGAAAAAGGTCGAGGAACTCAAAAGGATAAATGAAAGCCTTGGGAAAAAGTTGAAGGATAAAAAGACAAGTTGCAAAATGAATAGTGGAAAAGACTTCTGTTTTAATTGTGCAAACTCTTACAGGTACAAGACATATTGGGGAACAACGGAAGTTGAGCGGTGCGGTTGCTTGCTTGATATTCCTTGTGAAGATTTTGATAGAAAGGGAGTTGGAGAATGATGATTGATGAAAACTCAATAAATCACAATGCAATGTTGCTGATTGGCGATGAGGCTTTGAAAATTGGAAGTTACGATTTTACAGATAATGAATTAGAAATAGCAAAGAACTTTTCTTATGCAGCAATAAGCTACATAAATGGAGTTCTTGATATGGCAGTTGCTATGAAAGAAGTTTTGAAAAACTAAGAAAAATCTAAGAAAGGAATAGGTTGTCGCGACATAAAACCGAGGTTTCCTTTTGGTGATTTGAGATGACAGTACATTGTTTATTTGAACAGTCTGGCACATTCAAGAATGCTTTCAAGAAGTATGGGATTGAAGCCTACGACTATGATATTCAGAATGAATTTAACGAAACCGACTATGTTATTGACCTTTTTAAAGAGATTGATATGGGGTATCAAGGTGAGCCGAGTTTGTTTGATAAGATAAGCCCTGATGATTTGATATTTGCATTTTTCCCTTGCATAAGATTTGAGAATCAAATAATGCTGTGGTTTAGAGGGCAGTCAGCAAGTCAAAAAGGATGGTCTTTAGAAAAGAAATGTGAGTTTGACATGAATTTGCTTGAAGAAGTTTTACATATGTATAGCTTAGTAAATAAACTGTTTATTATTTGCATAAGAAGAGGATTGAAACTGATAATGGAGAACCCTTATTCAGAGGAACATTTTTTAAGACGATATTGGTGCTATTCTCCGGCGGTAATTGATAAAGATAGAAGAGATAGCGGAGATTACTTTAAAAAGCCTACACAGTATTGGTTTTTGAATTGCGAGCCACAGAACAATCTTATTTTTGAGCCAATTAGCTATAACGCTATCGAATGCAAGGACGCAATAAGAACAATAACAAAAGAACATTATGTAAAAACAGGGGCAGATAATAAGAAAACAGCAAGGTCAATGATACATCCACAGTACGCAGATAGATTTATCAGGCAATATATTCTTGATGAAGAAATATGGAGAGGTAAATGATGAAAGACGAAACAAAGCAGGAAATACAAATACTCCTTGATTTGCTAAAAGGTAGTCTTACAAGGAATGGTGTGAGTATGGCAACGGATAGAGAGGGCAACTTGATGTTCTTTGACACAGCCACTTACAACAGAAGCAAAGGCAAGGAGTTTGACGGATTTAGGGTTAATATCAACGATTTAGTGAAGTAAGAAATAAACAGAACTTGAAGAGGTAATTATGGCAGGCAATTTTATTAAAATTGACAGAAAGATTTTAAAGTGGGAATGGTGGAGCGATATTAATACATTCAGACTTTTTATGTATATGTTGATAAGTGCCTATTGGAAAGACGGAAATTATAAAGGCAAGATAATTGAAAGAGGGTCTTTCCCCTCTTCAATATCTGAATTATCAAAAGAAACTAATTTGTCTGTAATGGAAATTCGTACCTCGCTAAAACACTTACAATTAACAGGTGAAATAACAAGCAAAGCAACAAACAAATTCACGATATTTACAGTAGTTAACTACAATTTGTATCAAACGGATAACAAGCAAGATAACAAACAAATAACAAGCAACTTAACAAACAATCAACAAACAGATAACATTCTATTAACAAACTCTATATTAAAAGAAAGTAAGAATAAAAGAACAGAAGAAGTTAAAGAAGATAAGAATACAGAAAAAGATATTACTAACGTAATATCCAAAAAGAAAAGTTATTACCCAGATGATGAATTACTTGATGAAGCATTTAATGAGTATGTGACAATGCGTAAGAGAATTAAAAAACCTATATGCACTGACAAGGCATTACACAGGGCTATGAATACTCTTGAAAAGCTGTCGGGCGGGGATAATGACTTGGCTGTTAAAATTCTTAATCAGTCAGTAGACCATTGTTGGCAAGGACTGTTTGAATTGAAAGAAGATAATTCTAATAAGCAGGGCAATCAGAATTTTAGCAAGGGTGCTATTGACTGGGATAATGTGTAAAGGGGTGATTATATGAAATTGATTGATGCAGACAAGCTACTATCAAAACTTAATGAAACTTATGACGAAGTAAACGCAAAGTATCACGAAACTGATTTTGATAGCTTTTATGGTGGTAGCTGTTCAATGATACAAGAAATTATAAAAGAAATTGAAGAACAACCATCAGTTTTAGGAGCAGGAATGAAGCCTATTGATAATTTCGTAGACCCATTTAAAGCAAAGGTGGGTGATAATTTTTGACAAGAGAAGAAACAGTTAAAATCATCCGCATTATGTGTGATTGCTACCCTAACTACAAGCCTAACAACTTATCCGAAACAGTAGATGTGTGGAATATGATGTTGGAAAATTACAGTTATGAACAAGTATCAGTCGCACTTAAAGCATACATCAACTCTAATACAAGCGGATTTGCTCCAAGCATAGGACAGCTGATAGGTAAAATACAGACTATATCACAGCCACAGGAACTTGACGGAATGGCAGCTTGGGGGTTGGTTAGTAAGGCGTTACGGAATGGCACATATGGGGCAGTTGAAGAATTTAACAAGCTACCACCATTAGTCAGACAAGCGGTTGGTATGCCAGATAACCTTAAAAACTGGGCGACATCAGATTATCAGACGATTGAAACAGTAATACAATCAAATTTTCTAAGAACTTACGAAACAGCTGTTAAGCGTGCGAATGAAATAAATCGTATGCCGGACAATATTAAATCACTTATCGAAAAGACGAATGCAAATTCGTATAAGGCTCAAATCGAGCAAAAATTCCAAAGAGATATAAATACATTACAAATTAAAGGAAATGCCCTTATTGGTCAAAATACAAACGCAGAAGAGTATATTGAAGCACCTAAAGAAGTACAAGATAGAATTGACAGAATGAGAGGTTGATTTTTAGTGGAAACAACGCCAATTAGTCCACAGAAGAAATTATATAATTATCGCCGAGATAATGGATTGTGTCCTAAATGTGGCAAGCCACTTGATAGAAAAGGCTTTTATTGCGAAGAATGTAAAGAAAAGCATACAGCTTATCAAAGAGAAACTAGAGAATTATGTAGACAGCTTAGGATATGTCCGGAATGCCGTAAAAATAAGCTTGCAGGCGAAGAAAAGATATGCCTGGAATGTTTAGCTAAGAAAGCAGAATACAGAGCCAGTCACCCAATAAGTGATGATAAGCGAAGACAAAACAACGAAGCGTTTAAACGGTATTCAAGAAACTTATACGCTGAGCGCAAGAAAACCGGCACATGTGTTAGATGTGGAAAGGCTAAAGCTGTTAAGGGTAAAGCGAAGTGTTTTGTATGTCAGAGCAAAGATAATGCTATCCACAGAAAAAGAATTGAAAATAGGCAGAATATAAAAGAATATCGCAAAGAAAATTACTTGTGCTATCGTTGTGGAGAACCTATTGACAGACCGCAAGGACAGTTGTGTCAGAAATGCTGGCAGACAGACTATGAAAGGGGTAAAAGCCTTAAGAATGATAATAGCAAGCATTTATGGCGGTATGATAATCAATTTTTAAGAAAGCGGTGAACAAATGGAAGAAGAGAAAGATGAAATTATGCAAAGAATACAAGAATTAGAGTACTCAATGCATATCCACACTTTAATTCTGAAAGAAATGCAAAAAGTTTTAGAAGAAAATGTTCAAAACCAAGTTTCAGTACAAAAAATAATAAAGAAAATTGTCAAAATACTTGATAAATAAGGAGTATGTATGAGTAAGTCAGAACAGAAAAAGTTTAAGGAGCAAATGTTACGTGTTCAGATGAATAGGATTAGTAATGAACAGCAGAAGAAAAATTTTGAATCAGCATTAATATTAATTTTATGGGTGCTACATGATAAATTCGGTTTCGGACAGCAGAGATTAACAAAAGTACAAAAAGAGCTTAAAGTACTTATAGATAACTACAATGACGGATTATTCACAGCAGAGGAGCTTGTTAATCAGTTATACGAAGAAACAGGAATAGAACATATTAAGTTTAAATAAGGAGATTGGCTTATGAAGTTTTCAGAACTGACTAAGCCGGAACTTGATGAGATAATTAAAAATGCCAATTTTACAGAAGAAGAATTGAGAATATTCAAGTTACTATCACAAGGCAGAAGCATTACAGAAATTGCTATGCGGCTGTCCGTGTGTGATAGAACAATCAATCGCAAGATAAACAAAATTAAAAAGAAAATAAGTAAGTTGGAGGTTATAAATGATTAGGGTTACTCAAAATGGCGAAGACGTAAAAACAGAAAACATAACTCTTTCAGACAGCTTACTAAAGATAATTGCAGAGATAATTGACAACAAGTAAATATGTGTTACAATGTGCCGTAGAACGTGATAAATGCGGCACATTTATTTATATTATAAGGAGATAAAATATATGGAATGTGTTGCTTATATGAGAGTATCTACTGAAAAACAGGCTGTTGAGGGCAATGGACTTGATAGCCAAAAAAGAGACATTGAAAATTATTGTAGGAAAAATGAGCTTGTAATAACAGATTGGTATATTGACGATGGTTACACAGGTACAAATATGGATAGACCGGAACTTCAAAGACTTGTGAATGATTGTAGCCGCAAAAGAGTAAGTTGTGTTGTTGCTTTTAAGCTTGACCGATTATCAAGAAATATGATTGACGGAATATATCTTATCGAGAAAGTATTTCAAAAGTATAATGTCGTGTTTAAATGTGTTCACGATAGCGTAAATTATGATAGCCCAATGGAGCAGGCGTACACACAAATGATGGCTGTATTTGCACAGCTTGATAAAAATACTATGATGTTGCGTATGCGTGGCGGTATGCTTGAAAGAATTAAGCAGGGTTACTGGATGGGCGGTGGCAATTTGCCGTATTGTTATTCCTACAGTAAGGAACAAGGTATATTAATACCTATCCCGGAACGTGCAGAACAAGCAAGAAAAGGTCTTGAATTATTCATATCTGGCTATTCAGATGCGAAAATTAAAGAAATTTGTGGCTTTAAGTCTGAACTTGTTACTAGAAGCATTTTGACCGGCGTTGTAAATATCGGAATGATACCTTACAAAGGCAAAATATATCAAGGAAAACACGAACCTATTTTTGATAAAGATAGGTTTAATCTTGGATTAGAACTAAGAAAGTCAAGGTGTTCAGCAAAAACTTACTGCATAACTGAACCTAATTTATTGACCGGATTATGTTATTGTGGAATTTGTGGTTGCAAAATGCGTTATCAAAAATGGGGTAGTGAAAAGCATAAGATTTATTGCTGTTCAAGAAATAAATCACTTTCATATCTGCCTAATTATAATGCAAGCTGTAATAATTCGCTTGAATGGGCGGACGAGATAGAGAAACAAGTAGAAGAAGAAATCCTTAAAATATCGCTTGATTTATCGTTTTATAAACCAAAGGAAAAGGCGACAAAACTTGAAATTATGCAATCACAATTAGATAAAGAGCAGACAAAGTTAAAAAGATTGTACAACTTGTATGCAGATGGGAATGATACTGTCTTAGAAATGATTAAAGAACTGGAAGCACAGATTAAGGAAATGAAAGCTAATATTGCAGTAGAAAGCAAAAACGCAATTAATACACAGAAAAAGGAGTTTGTTTATGAGAACATAAAAAAACTTGCCGACATTTGGGATAAGGTCGACAAGAAACAAAAGAACTTGATACTAAAGACTATAATTGACAAGATAGTAATTGTCAATGGAAATATTGAAATACAGCTTAAGAATTTTTAGCATAAACTTAATGCAGTTCC